GTATAAATGTTCGCAAGGAATTAATATTCCGAAAACTGTGAATATCCAAATTTTTATAAGATATTTTTTACTTATCAAATATAATTAATATTAGATACAGTAAAGAAAATGACATCTTATAAATGTGCAAATAATTTAATTAAAAAATATAATCACACCGAATATTTAAAAGGAACCATACCCACCAATAACGGAGATTCGAGTTTAAAATGTCGACATTGTTACAAAGTATTTGATAAAAAATCCAATTTTATTCGACATTTAAAAAGAAAAAACCCTTGCCATAAAGGAAATCCAAATTTGAAATGCCAATATTGTCATAAACAATACAGTAGAAAAGATTCAATGAATAGGCACAAAAAGAAAATGCATACGGATATAATTAATAATAATAACAATAATAATAATAATAGTGGTATTATTGGTAACGATAATACCGTTACCATTAACAATATTAATCAATATTTTTTATTGCCGTCCCAAATGCATTATATTGATGATTTAAAAATAATTGAACCAATAAAAAAATAATGTTACGCAAAATAATGACACAATAAATATCCTAAAAGATGGTGTAACTATTGAAGATATTGATAATTTTTTGAAAAAAGATAAAATAATGAACGAAAGAATTTCAATTGTCAAACAAATGTGTCACCAATTATTAAATTATTTAAATCACGAAAACAAAAATTTAATATCAAATTATATTGAGCAAACAAGTAACATTAAAACTATTAATATTGTGTTTGATTTTTTATCATCCAACTATGTTTTTGGTAAAAATGCGACATATGAATCATTGATGAACAAAATAAGACTGAACGACGAAATGATTAGTTTGATTAAATAAAAATTATTTTGGAATATATATACATTGAATGGCAAACCAAAAAATTTCATTAAATAAAAAAAAGCATTCATTTATGGTTAGTCCAAATGTTACAAAAGTTCCTAAAAATAATAACAATGATGAACACAAAAGAAAATCAGAAATTGATGAATTTATTGATTACATCAATGTCAGCATAAAAAAAATAAATAATTATTATCCAAATAACGATCCCAATAATATTGAAAAAAATAATAATCACCTTTATTTTTTTACAAAAACCGGAATTAAATGTATAAATAAAAATTGAATTAATAAAAAAATATTCGATACATAAAGCCAATACTATATATTATCATTAGTGTTTGAATATGTTTTTATTTGAGAAATATCGTCCAAAAAATGTTAAGGATTTCATTTTTAATAAAGAAATTTTTGAACAACTGATGCATATGGCATCAAATGAAGACATACCACATATTATTATTTCTGGTCCGCCGGGAGGAGGAAAGAAAACATTAGCTAAATTTTTCTTGGAAGCATTGTATGATACGGATGTTAATATTTTAAGTAAAATAAAATATAATATTAACGGTGCATCAACTAAAAAAGAAATAGAAATTATGCAAAGCAATTATCATATTATTATTGAACCGACAAATACCAATCATGATAAATATATTTTACAAGAAATTATAAAAAAATTTGCGATGCACAAATCTTTTGATATATTTAAAACCAAGCGAAAATTTAAAACTATTTTTATTTATAACATTGAAAATTTGGCAAATAATTCGCAATCTGCCTTAAGAAGAACCATGGAACATTATGCCAAGACATGTCGTTTTGTTATGCATTGTAACAATTTATCAAAAATATCTGATCCTCTTAGAAGTAGATGCAGAACATTTTGTGTTCCATCACCATCCATCGATAATATTTATAATGTTATTTCCTATATTTCTTTGATGGAAAATATTAAATTAGATGCAAAAAATATGAAATTTATTTTAAATAATTGCGATAATAATCTTAAAAAAGCGATTTGGATTCTCGATTGTAAAAGACTCGATATTAATACAACAATTACATTGGATGAAGTTTTTGATACAGTTGTTGATCTAATTTTGAGTATTAGGGATAAAACAACTGTTGTTAAAATATTTGATGACGAAATCAGAACTAATATATACAACATATTGATTACTAATATCAAGGGATCTGAAATTATAACAACATTAATGACAAAATTAATCAATAAAATTAACAACGACGAAATAAACGCTAGAATAATTCAATGTGCTTCAGAGGCAGAATATAATTTAATACATGGTCGCCGTGATATTATACATATTGATTATTTCGTTAATGGTGTCATGAAAGAATTGAGAAATTATGGTTCCAAAAACAAAATATCCAAAAACAAAAAAATGTTAACAGTATAAATTGGATAATAGAACAATTTTTCATAAATATACATATATTCATGAAAAATTACTCCCACAATAAAAGAAACGTTCAAAAAATAAATAATAAAACTTTTGTTTTGGTATATAAAAATGGATAAATTAAAATTTATTAACACTGCTATTAAAACATTACCTTTGGATCCGATTAAAGAAAATTATGTTAGAACCGTTCCGGCATGTTTTTCAATTTCTTATCCTACTCCAATTACTAATCCTAGATTGGTTCATTACTCAGCTGAAGCTTTGGCATTATTAGATTTGGATCAGCATGAAATAACAAAACCACTATTTAGTCATTATTTTTGTGGAAACAAAATATTACCTGGGAGTCAACCAGTTGCCCATTGTTATTGTGGACACCAGTTTGGACATTTTTCGGGCCAACTAGGTGATGGCCGAGCACATTTACTTGGAGAAATTATAAATAATCGTGGAGAACGATATGAGTTACAATTAAAAGGTAGTGGAAAAACACCGTATTCCAGAAAAGGTGATGGTAGAGCTGTATTAAGATCATCAATAAGAGAATTTCTTTGTAGTGAAGCGATGTATCATCTCGAAATCCCAACAACTAGAGCAGTTACAATTATAACATCAGATACCTATGTTGATAGAGATATTAAGTATAATGGTAACATCACGCGAGAAAGAGCCACTGTTTTATCAAGAGTTGCGCCTACTTTTATTCGTTTTGGTTCGTTCCAGATTTCTGATCGTGGTGGTCCAAGTTATGGAAACAAAGAAATTATTAGAAAACTCCTTGATTATGTTATTTTGCACCAATATCCAAACATATACAATAGTAATCCATCATTTGAAAATCGTGTAATTGCTTTTGTTGAAGAGTTAACAAAAAGAACTGCTAATTTGGTGGCTTTATGGCAATGTTGCGGATTTACGCATGGTGTTTTAAATACTGATAATATGAGTATCATTGGTTACACCATGGATTACGGACCATTTGGATTTATGGATAATTATGATCCCGATTTTATTAGTAACACTTCTGATTCTGATACGGGACGCTATAAATATAAAAATCAGGCAGCTGTTTGTAAATGGAATTTAGAAAAATTATTCCAATCAATTAGTTATAGTGTACCAACAATTCAATCAAAATTAAATAAAATTTTGGAAAATTTTTGTGTTTGGTACAAAAATTTATACATGGACAAAATGAGGAAAAAATTAGGTTTATTTTATAAATTTCCAGAGGATGAATTATTAGTTCAACAGTTATTAGATACAATGCATATTTCATCGGGAGATTACACCAATATTTTTAGAAGTTTATCCCAATTCCAAATATTTAACAACATTGAAAAACAACCTGTATTAGAATATATTCTCAGCCAAACACAAATAAAATCTCCGGATCAAATTATTTCAAACAGAAATAAATGGATTTCATGGTTTAATTTATACAAAAAAAGAATAGAAAAAGAATCACAGTTAATACAAAATCCATGTAATCCAAATGAACGAATTCAGATGATGAATAGTAACAATCCAAGATATATTTTGAGAAATCATTTAGCACAAAGAGCGATAGAAAAGGCAGAAAATGGCGATTTTACCGAGGTTAAACGTTTGCTTGATGTTTTACGGGATCCATATGATGTCAGCGGAAAGTATCATGGTTCGGATTATGATAAAATTCCACAAAAATCTGCCAAAATAGTTTTATCATGCTCATCATAAAAATACATATATATATATTGAGCCGATATAAATAGTACAATATATTAATATGTTAGAAACAATATGGAGAATAGAAATTATGGTTATATTAGGAGTAAAATTGATTCAAGAGATGAATTAATTTGCTTTACTGACGAACATGTTATGGCTTTTAGATTGTTGAGAAAAATAAATACAAATAATGATTCCCCAGTTTTTGATTTAAGAAAAATAGTATCATTACCGCAAGCATTATCTGATATTGACCAGGGATCACTGGGAAGCTGTACCGCTAATGCCATAGCGTTTGCTTACGCATTTGATGAAATTAAGCAAACCAATAAAGAAGTATTTCTTCCATCAAGACTATTTATTTATTATAATGAAAGAATGATGGAAGGAACTGTTGATCAGGATGCTGGTGCTGAAATCAGAGATGGTATTAAAAGTATTAATAAGTATGGAGTTTGTGATGAACACCATTGGATATATGATCTGTTAAAATTTACCCAAAAACCACCAAAGAAAATTTACGACGAGGCCAAACTAGCGAAATCCGTTAAGTATGCCGCAATTGATTTTGATAATGATAAAACAATAGATAGTCGTATTGAACATCTCAAACGTGCTCTGGGTAGTGGATTTCCATTCGTTTTTGGATTTACAGTGTACCAAAGTTTTGAAACTAGTGAAGTTGCCAAAACAGGTATGGTACCAATGCCAAAAAAGAATGAGAAGGTATTGGGTGGACATGCTGTTTGCGCTGTTGGTTATGATGATGATAAACAGTGTTTCATTGTTAAAAATTCATGGGGACCAAACTGGGGTCTTAATGGATATTTTTATATGCCGTATAAATACACTGCTGATGCAAAATTATCGGATGATTTCTGGATAATTCAACAGGTTACCGATCCCGCAAATATTCCGGGATTTAGTCCTGACGATATAAATCCTGACGCCAAAAATTTAAATGTTGTTAATAATGGTGGCGTCGTTAATAATTCTTAATTATAATATATTTAATGAAATGTATTATAATGTGATGTATTAATGAAATTTATTTAATAAACACGATATGGATACGGATAATAAGGTCTATACGGAACATAAGGTCTGTGTGGGTATCTGTATCCATATGGACGATATCTATATCCGTATCCATAAGGATGGTATCCTTCGGTTGTTTGTGGTAAAGAATTACTAGTTGTAACCAATGGATTTTGTGACAAAAACCAAAGCGCAACAATTACCACAATGGCAATAATTATAATTGGAATAATATTGTGATCTACCATACTATATCTCTATTTTTTGAAAACATATTATTTTAATTGGTTAATTAAAAATTCATTATTTTTATATTATTATAATAATCACAAATGTTTTCAATAACTAATTATTAATTATTGTTGTTGTACTAACGAACAAAAAAAAATTAATTATTGGTAGGTAGTATACATATTTTGAAAATAAATTGAAAATTTAAATTTATATATTATACACGCTGTATACCATACTATATAAATTTAAAATAGTTCAAATGGATGATAAAAAAATAGCGTTAACCAAAGAAGCATTCATCAAAATTAGGAAAATTGAAAAAGAATTATCTGAAGGTAAATTTGATAATTTGGAGTATTTTTTGAAGTATTCCGGAAAAATGGCGTTAAATTATGCTTTGGAATGGGCATCATTTTATGGCAAAAATGATTTAGTTAAAAAAATATTATCTGAACCAACCGATTTTAATGCATCGAATGGCATTGCTTTGACTATAGCTTGTAAAAATGGGCATTTAAACATTGTGAAATTTTTGTTGGTGAATGGTGCCGATATTAATGTGGCTAATTCAGCGCCACTGGTTGAAGCAATTGAAAACAAACACTCTAAAACTGTAAGATATTTATTGAAATATAAAAATTCAGAAAAAGAACGTGCTTGTGATATACACAGCGAATATGAGTTGCCACTCAGAACTGCTATTAATTCAAATCAGTACAATATAACCAAAATATTAGTGGATTATGGTGCTAATATTAATGTGTTAGATGGCTATCCATTAATTGCTGCCATCAAAAAAGATAATTATGATATGGTAAAATTATTTTTAAAATGCGGAGTGGGTAAAAGTTTTTTACCGCAAGCTATTTTAACAGCAAAAGAATTAAAAAATGATAATATTATTGACATATTACAAAATGAATTATCAAAAAAAAATAGTATATTATAATATATATATATATGTATGCACCACCAACTTTAAAAAATTTATGGGAGGATATAATAGCAGCTGGGTTTGATGTTAGATCAGAACGTCGTGATGGCTTAAAATTCTGGCAACCATACAAACTTAAATATGTCAATTATATTCTAGAAGGATACGAAAATAATATTCATCTTAAAGAATCTTTTAAGGATTTATCCGAATCATTAAATTATAAATATACATCATCTCCAAAGGACCAAAGTGATGCGCAACTTGATATTGCTGGTACAAAACTCGATAACAAAATCGAAACAAATCATTTTTTGATACAACATTTTAGAATACCCAAAATTGAAAACTATAATTTACCACTTGTAAAAATATTACAAATTGCGTATAATGTTGGACAACTAAAAGCAGTTTTTGAAAATGAAAAAGTTTTCGATAACAAAATAAAAGAATTTTATTATGGAAACAATTTGGATAATATTTCCACTTATGTTAACAGTGATATTTATAATAGTAGTGTGATTGGACATGCTGATATCCAAATGGGTTCATCGCGTTACCAAAAAAAATATTTTAAATACAAAAAAAAATATTTGAAATTAAAAAATACTTTATAATACGCATTTTTTTATATTTTTTGGTAATATTGTACTATCATTCATTGACTAGGGAAATATTTATTGATAAATATTGTACTATCATTCATTGACTAGGGAAATATTTATTGATAAATATTGTACTACCATTGGAGTATTTGATTAGGAAAATATTTATTAATAAGTTTTTGATAATATGGTTCTAATTTTTCGATATTAATATGTTCATTATTATCTTTAGTGTAGAGATCGCATTGGCTAAATATCTGGCACCATTTTTTAATCTCAATATCATTTTCATTTTCCAAATAGGTGTATGCATTATCACGATGCCATGGATAAAAACTATGGTATCGAATAATACGAAGTCCAATTTCGGGAATAGTACATTTATTATGAACCAAAACCTGATACAAATATTCATCATGACCAAAAGAAAACGTAATATTAGCCAATCCGCAATTTTCGTGATAAATTCCTAATTTACTATTGTATAAACAATTATTTTTGTCGGGATTATTCTCAAAAAATTTATGATAAACTATTTTATTAGAAAATTCGCATCCCAATGGATATGTATCACCAACTACTCCCCATTGCTGATTCGAACCAAATTCTGGTAGTAGCAATACTTTTCCCAAATCATGTATTAAACCAATCAAATGTAACCAATCATAATCCGGAAATCTCTTTCTTAAAGCTTCAGCTGTTTGAAAAGCATGTATAATTTGCGCTGCATCCAAATCGGGATCACTCTCATCAATAATACTATCCGTCCTTTGAAGTGCCTGCCAAATACTCATTTGATGTATATTAAAATGTGTACAATACTGCAAATATTTTTTTTTGGCGAAATCAAATGTTTGATGTTCATGATTTAATTTATAAACATTAATTATTTTTTCATTTGCTTTGTCATAATTCCTAAATTTTTCGGGAGATTTATCCATTTTTTCATACAATTATAACATAATTATACCAAATTTATATCTAAATTTATCAAATTTTTTTGATAAATTTATTATGAATAAATATGAGCCACTTTTTCATAGTCATTTGATTTTTTATTTATATTCGAAACTTCTTTAATGGCTTTGATAAAATCTTCTTGTTTAATTTTACCATGTTTTTCAATTGTTTCTTTGTTAATAACATCGATTAAATTTAACCTTTCAAGTGAGAACATAGAAGCAATTTCCACAATACTTTCGATATCAGCACCTGTAAATTTATCGGTTAGATCAACTAATTTATCAAAATTAATTTCGTCAAGTTTACCAATTTCTTTTAGTTTTTTGGTATGAATATCAAAGATTTTATGACGCCCATTTTTATCGGGGGTATCAATTTTAATATGAATTCCGAATCTACCAGGACGAATAGCTGCTGGATCAATTAGTTCTAATCTATTAGTTATACCAATACAAATTAGATTATTGAATTGTTCTAAACCATCCATTTCTGCTAAAAATTGGTTCACCACTGAATCCCTGACCGGATTACCACTTGATCCGGATCTTGCTGGAATCATTGCATCTATTTCATCAATTGCTACCATATATAATGGTGCTTTTTCCCCATGTTTTTTCCAGGCTTCTTTTGCTGGCTTAAAAATACCACGTACATTGGCTTCTGATTCACCAACCCACTTATTAAATATTTCTGGTCCAGCCATCAGCCTAAATCTTTCTCCCTCACAACCTAATAGTTTGCCTAAATTACGTGCTAATGTAGTTTTACCAGTACCAGGCTCGCCATACAAAATGACTCCCTTTGTTGCTTTTAGGCCACGGGATAAGAATTCTTCTTTTAGTTTTCCTCTTGCTAAACAAATTGATCTGATTATTTTTTTGAGTTCTGGTGAAATTCCGCCAACATATTTTTCTAATTCTTCCAAAGGACTATCAAGTAATTTTGATTGTGTATTATTATTAATAGTGAATGATTTATTTTTACGGGCAATTTCAAATTTGAACTCAGTAGTTTCTGTGATTAATCCATATGTTGTATACTTTTTTTTATCTGTTTGCTCATTTTTGCACACTATATCTTTAACTGCTACGATACAATCATTACCATTATAATTTATTTTCATCTGGTGTCGTTTGGCAGTTTTTTTTGGAAACATCATTCTCACAATTTTTTCTAATTTTTTTGAATCAAAAATTTGAGCTTTGTCATCTGATCCAAATAATAGTTCGAAAAAATTTCCGGATGATAGTTTTTTTAGTTTAAATGTTATTTTTTCAATTTCTGTTGGTACCGAGTTATGTACTAATATGAATTTGGATTTTTTATTTGTGTCAAATACAATTTTAGTTTTGTCGGCTATGTTTTGATATCTTACTTCGCTATTTGATTCTGGATTGATATATTTAATATCAAGCTTGACCTCTTTTGATTTTAATGGATATTTAAATGTTTGTTTGGTTGTTAAGAACTTGATATTTTCTGAAACATAATTTGTTAGATCATCAACCACCAAAATATAATCATTAAAATCATATTTTTGTGAAGCCATCGCGTTAACACCAAAACATATTTTATTGGCGGTTTTATTTTCCTTGGTAACAACTAAATTATCTGTACCTGATTGAATAAATATTTGTCTTGTATCATTTACATCCAAACGATATGTATTTTTAAATTTTGTTTGTCTATCATCATTCGTAATTTTAATATTAATAGTAAATTCAAAACCATCATGTGAATATTTTTTTGTATCATTATTGGTGAAAGTATCCGCAAATGTATTTTTGACAATAATAGCAAGGGCTTTCTCATCCATGATCAATGGAAAAATATTGCTACTTGTCATCATCACATCGTTGTCATCGTCATCATCGATATTATTCGTATCAATATTAATATTGATACATTTGGTAATAGATACTTTAACTGATTTATTATTTATTGTAACACATTTATTACACATAATAATATTGCTGTCAAAATATTTAAAATCAATTTCCGTTGTTTCTATAATTTTACCAATATTAACATTATCATCCATACTATCAATAGCTATTTCCATTGGCATGTTCTGATAACATATATTTATATTTTGGTCTGTGGATAATATGTGATCACTAAGCATTGATAATATATGATAGATGACGTCATCAATATTAGCGACTATTTTTGTAGTAGAATTACTAGATAACATAATTGATACTTTTTCAATTTCGGGAACAGTAGTTGTTTGAAAACCGCTAACTAATATTTTTCTTTGGAAAACATAATTAATAACGTCATTATATTGCGCTAACGTTAGACCAATAATATCACTGCACTTATTCCATGTTTTATCATACGGTTTTGTTTTATAAATAAATTTACCGAGTTTAACATATTCGCAATCAATATTAATAAACACATGTGGATCATCATCATTTCTAACCACAATTTTTTTGATAGCATTAATTTCTTCGACCCTAATTTTTTTTTTATTACTATTATTAGCTTTAGAGGGATTGGGTCTTTTCATTGTTGTTTAATCAAATAAGTTTTTACTAAAGCCTAAATCCCTAAAATTAATACTTTGGTTTTATTTTTTTCAATTTTTTTTGATTGTTTATTATTAATAATAAATAATCAAAAAAATTTAACCTAAAATGGTGGCCGATGGATCAGTAATTTTTCTATTTTGGAATCTGGGCATCCAATAATGGGTAATAACATTATCACGGTTCGGATAATAACTATCGAAAATCTTCCTGTAATAAAGAGCTTCTTTTGATTCTGGTTTGTTTATTTCAAATGTATTATTTTCTAATTCTTCATTGCTTATCATTTTTTCGGCTTCCATTGCAACCGAATGATACCAGTTAGTATCTTTACTACTGACTGCATCTGAAAAAGCTTCTTTTGGACGATAAAGTATATCATCTGGTAAATAACCAATAAAACTATCACGAACAATTTTCTTTTCAATGTAATCGGTTTGGTATATTTTTAGCTCGGGATTCATTTCGGTAATAAATTTTACATAATCAAAATCAAGATAGGGACACCTTACCTCCAAACCATGTGCTGCAGTAGTTCGATCTGTTCGTAAATTATCAAACATATACAATTCTTCCAAAAGACGAATTGTTTCTTGGTGAAGTTGAGCAGGGTCTGGTGCATTCCTAAAATATTTATAACCGGCACTAATTTCATCGGCACCCTCTCCTGAAAGAAGAACACGAATGTCCGTATTTTCTTTGATATATTTAGCCATCAAATATTGTGGAGTGGATGCTCGAATTGTTGTAATATCGTAGGTTTCAATAGATTCGATAACATTTGGTAATACCCTTAAACCTTCTTCCACACTGAATGGAACAATATGGTGTTGTTTAATACCCAAATATTTAACCACAGTTTTAGCTGCTTCGACATCCGGACTACCTTCTAATCCAATCGAAAAACAAACAATATTTTCCGGGTTCAATATACGAGCAGCAATTGCCACAATCAAACTGGAATCCAATCCACCTGACAATAAAAATCCGATTGGTATATCAGCAAATAATCTTTTTCTAACAGCTTCTGTTAATAAATAATTAACTCGTGTTTCGATGTCATGCTTAGAATTTAACATTGTTGATGGCAGCAATTGTTTGTAAGAGTAATATTCTGTTTGGCAAAAACACTCGGTCATATTTTCTGGTTTTTTCCGTAAATCAATACATATCATTTGGTTCGGCTTAACTTGTTGCACATATTCCATGATCGGATGTAGTGCTTTTAATTCCGATGCGAAACCAATGGTTTTGGTTGTGGCGTTGTATCCATAATAGAGTGGTCGAATTCCGTATCGGTCACGTGCCGCATAAAGTAATTGGCGTTGACTATCATAAATAACCATTGCAAATTCCGCATCCAATTCATCACGAATCATGATTTCAAACCCGAATTTGTTGAACAATGGAAGCAAAATTTCGCAATCACATTCTGTTTTCAATTCAATATCATATTGTTTGGCCGATGTTTTGTAATTATAAATTTCACCGTTGCAAACAATTGTGTTGCCTTTCTCATCATAAAAAGGCTGTAATCCGGCATTCGATGTATCCATCACAGCTAATCTGGTGAATCCCATAAAAAGATCAACCATATCATTCGCGCGAATTGTGGTATGTGATTGATTATCTGGTCCACGTGGATCTAATTTTTTTAAACATTTTTTCGCGGTGGTCACATCAATAGTTTTGCCATATTGCAGCAAACAAATAATACCGCACATTTTTATTTACTAAAATGTAATAGGCAGAATCACTTTAAATGGCCATATCATATATTAAATTTATCAATTTTTTATTTTAACGATACTAAAATAAAAAAATGTTCACACATATTTTGTTTAAGAAGAAAATTCTGAAGAACTGGAATTTTCAAAACTATCAGAACAATCAGAATTATCGGATTCTACACAAGGATTTAGAACACAATCAGTGGAATCGGGTACTGATACATCTTGACATTTATCACTAGGTGATCCACTGTACATAGTGGCAAATGTTTCTGGTCCCATACTAATAAAACAAACCAGTCTAAGCAAATCAGCTATTTTTTGGTTTGGTTTTCCACACATAGTAGTATCAAGAATTGAATTAGTGTCCAATAAACTAAGTATGTTACCATCAAAATTCAATTCACCATACAAACGAACCATTGTTACCATGGCGGCTACTGATTTTGTCATAGTGTCGAAATCAACCGCGGATTTTACATTGGGATCATCAAATTGTTTTGCAATGTCGCATAATATTTTATAAACATTTTCGTCCATGGAAAATAATTTATTAAACTTATCATTTGCAGCTGTATCCAAATCAAAATTGGTATCTAATTTTTTAGATTTAGTGGTTACACGGGGCGACATGCATGGACTGTATGGTGCACGAGGTTTAGCTACGTATAATTCTTCCTGGATATTTTTATTAAATGTGTCGCAATATTTGGAAAAATTATCTAAATAATCAGATTGTTCAGAATCATCATCACAATAATTTACACCATCACAATTTTTATTACTACATTTCTCATCTACATTACAACAATTGTATGATGGAGATGGCTTACATGTGCTCGCTTTTTGGCAAACAAATGGACCACAATTATATTTAGACGGACAATTTACTGGACAGCAATCAAACGGTGCCGGCATGATGTTTTCATTTTTATAAAATGGGTATGTGTTTCTTACCCGAAAGTTTGAATTACCACAATCCATTGGACATACGGGAAATGGAGTTCTACAAGCGGGTAAATTGTTTAAGACACATGATCCTCCTGGACCGAGTGGGCATGAAGGGCATGGTGGACATGGTGGGCATGGTGGGCATGGTGGACACGGAGGACATAGAGGATAAGAATAATAGGAACAACAATAACAATTAGAATTGGAGTCACTACTATTTTGACCAATATATTTTTTAAGAACTGATGTTATTGGAGTAAAAATTTTACTAATAACAGACTTTACCATACTGCCAACAGCCCCAATGCGACAATATTGATAGTAATGTTGTTCCATTCTGTCAACCAATCCAAAAACAGTACTGGCTGCACCTGTAATAGTTTTTTCATTATCCTTAAATATACCAGCACATTGATTGATCATTGCTTCGGTACTTTTGTATCTTAAAAATTGCATCAATATTTTATAACCATAATATAGTACCGGCATGACAAAAATAGTCATTAACACCATGGCACAACTTATTAGTTCTTCGGAAATTTCAATTAACATGTTGTTCTAACTAAGTATAAAACTATTATTTTATACCATTAATAGATAAATGTTTTATAGATCCACGAAGTAGAATATTTTTGCACAATAAACTTTGTTAATAAGTTGTTTCATTTTGGTGTAATCGATTTATTTTGTCAACATATTTCATTTGTTCATCCATTGTCATAAAAGAATTATGGTTAGATTTTGCGGTTATAACTGGTACTTCAAATTCCGATTTTGTTATTGGTTTAATATTTAATAATTGTAATTGATATACATCTGTTTGCCCATTTAAAAAGTCATCAGATTTCTCAATTTGTCCATAATATGACAATTCAATATGTAATGTTTTTCCCAAATAAAGTAATTGAACATTAGCTTTAATAATAAATTCATTTGTTGTTTCAATAATACAAATTAACCTAATATCTTTTACTTTTATTATATTATAATAATCATCAGTAAATATATTATTCCATGCATTAATATTTTTCTTAATATGCTTTATATACTTATTATCAATTCGCTTAGTATTTTTATTTGGATATCTTGTTGTTACTGGTTGTCTCGCTAAATTAAATTTGTATTGATTATTTAAAAATTCCGATTTGATTGTTTTTATTAATTTTGTTGCATTTGGAAAATTAGGTTCTGGAACAGTCTCAATTTTCTCTTTACGATATGTGGGTTTTTTTCCTAAATTCGCGAATTTTTCCGTATGGTTATCGTTACAACGAATATAACTTTGTAAAGCAGATTTAATTTTGGATCTATTGTTTAATTCGGCACGTTCCTCCTTGGGGAGAGTACCAATATGCACCATTTTGATTTGACTGGCGATAAAATAAATAATTGCTACTATTATTAAAAATAAAATCAATTTCATTTTGTTTTTTATATCTTAATGTTAGATAAAAATCAATCGTGTTACATCAATTTAAATATATTTATTTTGACTTGTTAAAAATATATTTTTTGATAATATTGATTGTACATCAACATCAGTATTATCAAAAGAGTAATTCAACAAATTTTATTCGCTGTAATCGCCTTCTTGTGCGTAATCCTCATCCTCCTCCGCAAAATAATCATTTTCGACATCTAACGATTCTGCCTCCTCTTTTAGATCATCAATTTCTTCTTGTTGTTCTTCTGTTAGTTCGGTAATTTCGCCAATATCTGGTCCTGCTTCCAAATTTTCTTCCAATTCATTTGATTGCAAAATACCCTGGCCTTTTCTAAGAACATCAATCATAACACCTGAACCGTTCAATATATATTCGAAACGTTTGAGTTCAAGCGAATTTTTATATGGATCAACATTGTAAATATTATAAATGAAAACGATTATTTCGATATACATTTGCGCAATATTAATTTTGGCTATTTTTTCTGGATTACTTTCAAGAACAGTAACCAATTCATTTATAAAATAGTCAAGCATTATGTTACTTGATATATCATAATAATTAATAAGATCGGAATTAATATACCTATTGCCTGTTGGTCTGACATTTGTTTCTTCCCAATTTATCGGCTGGTACATGAAAGAATCTCGTAAATCATTCCAATCATCAAAAGCAGTATTATTTTCTCCTACATGGAAATCTCTTAGTATTTTGGCGTATTTGGTAACCAGTATGTCCATTGTTTGGGCAGACAGTGAAAATGTTTGTTGTGCTTCAGTATCCTGTGATGGTTGATAATATTTAATTTTATATAATATGGAAGCAGCTTTATCAATAATCGTTTTAATTCTATAAATATGATCTCGTATTAAATTATCCAATATTTGGAAATAATTTTGGTTTACGTCTGTAATAAGTTTACTATTTTTATCAAAAATTTCGCCAATATCAATATATTTTGTTTCATATCCGATGGTTAGTAATCGGTTTTGAATACTTGGACTAATTTTTAGATAGGTATTCGGTTTATTGATTCTGACATAATCTTTATGTTTTTCTTTGTAACCAAGTAATTTAAGGGTAACAGCGTGATAAAATACATCGATTTGAGTTCTGTTATCAGTATAATAATATACATCGGTTTTGAAAAATGCGTGATTTTCCTTAAAAATTATTCTGTTGTCTTTTTGTGTTAATATAATTGGTTCAGTAAGTAGTGAACCATCATATGAATGATCAATAATATAAACATTATCCTTCAAATAAACCGGATATTTATCAATATCCAAATTAGTTTCGTCACCAATTAATGATTCCAGTAAGCGGATCAGTTTGCTGGTCACAAATGTAGTTTGACCGTAAAGTTTATCCCCAGTTTCTTTTTTATAATCACTAGTTAAATTATTGACTAATTTGGCGCGATCATCATCTTCTTTTTGTGTTTCCTGTTTTTGTTTTTCAAGTCTGTCCAAGTTTTTTTGAATATTTTCATTTTCTATTGCGCTTAGGTTGACTGCCAGTTTATCCAACTCGTTTTTAGTATATTTATCACCCTTTTTACGTTTGCATCGGGTACAAGTAAATTGTCCGTCTTTTCCGGCGAAATCATGTAATGTTCCCTCTAAACATCTTCTTTCAGCAATTTTACCCAAATTATAGTAATATGCTTCATTTAGTCGAATAATCTTTCCAAAAACTTCATTTCCATTTTCATTACATATTTTACAATAAATTTCTTTTCCTTTGGCTGCCCATTTATGGTATGAACCTTCAGGACAATTTGTAATATCAGTTATCATTTCAGTAATTTGATAAAGTAATTGGTATCTTTTATCATAACTAATTCCATTACTTATTTTAAAATCTGGTATTTTCCTAGCCGGTAATATTATTTGGATTGGATTTTCGATAGGATAAGTTTTTATTAAATCTTCTTCGGTAACAACTGGAATTACATCTGGCGTTTTTTGTGGATTCCATTTAGCATGGGATCGTTTTAATACATTAATAATATCACTATTTTTAAAAGTGCTGTTAAGTTGTGAATATAATTTGCTTGTGGTTAATAAATAAACATAATTATTTGGCATTTGTCCGCCGTCTATTGAAATACTATTGAAAAGATCAACAATTGAATGAATAATAATTTTTTCATAAAGAAGATTAAAAGCTTTTGTATTAGCGGCGGGATAATACCATAATTTATATTTGATTAAAAAATAGGCTATTAAATAAATTAGATAACAAAGTACCGGATACCTAGTAATGGGAATAGTTTCCATATCATTAATATTTTTTTTAATTAACAAACCATCGAATAATTTAAATCCATAATTCAAAAAAACATAAATATTTGCTATTTTATCGTTGGACATCATGGCTATTTGAGCACCATTTAATTCTGTAACGAATATTAACATGAAATACAAAAGTATATTGTTGTATTTGAGTCGGTTTATGTCTGTATCCGTGGATGATGCACTGGGAGTAAAATTAAAAATACTATCATCCAATTCAAAAAAATATACGCTATCCAAATCTTTATCAATATGGAATTTTTTAGAATAAAATTCTAATCTGTCCTCATCACTCTGTTTTTTACGAAGATTAACCGAATTGTGTGTTGTTATTAAATCAATAATATTTTTAACAATACCTTTTCTTTTTTGTCTAATTTGTGTTGTTGGTCCAACAAGCATATTAGTACCAGTAATCAATGAAATACGACTAATTAATAAATCCAAAAATCGGATTGTTAGTTTGTATCCTGAATATTCTTTTATTTCTTCAAGCGGAACATCTAATGGAAGATATGCGGTAACAAATCTTTGAGTATTATTATCGAAACTACCATCCTGAACATACTGTTTCAATGGTAAGATTTGGCCACATATACGACAGACAAAATCTAATTGTGTTGTTTCCAACGCAAATTTTTCTATAAATTGTGTTACTTCCGAATTATATTTATTTAAATTATCCTTTTTTAATTTTAAAAGTTCGTTCCATTCAATTTCATGTTCGCATTTACCATCAATTTTTAGTAGAATACCTTTATCTTGTGAATTTTTGGTATATGCTTCCAATTTGACATATTGTTGTGGATGTAGGGGATTGACAGTATCTATTTCGATTTTGAATGCGGAAATTTTCGGAAGAGGCACAAATTCTGGCATTTCAATTCGGTCGGAATCAACAATTTCAATAATTTTACTCGATTCATTCTCTTTTGTTTCCAAATATTGTCTAATGATTAATTCTCTTTTCTCTTCTGGTTTTAAAAATAATTTATTGATATTGGAAAAAAGTTCAATCAAAAATTCCATTTTAAATGATGAAATATCTTGATATTCATTCATTAATTTAACTAGTTTTTTGTTGAGAAATTGAATAATTTTATCGTAAATGAGCGAATTCATAAAACGAATAATTTCCTGGAAGTTTTGTGATTTTAGATTTTCGTATGTGTCCATTTCAAATACATCCTTATCAATATCGTATATCCAGTATATAATTTTATTAAAAATACCGGAATTTAATTTTCCAATTTCATCAAAATCATTATAAAATTCGAATTTACGGTTGGTATCAATACTTATTGTGTTAATGTAAAAATGTTTAAATATTTTCAAAAACGCTTTGTAACCATTTTCCGTAGTTTTTGTTACAACTTTTCCATCTTTAAAATAACTAATTTTAATAGTACGAATATCAACCATGTTTTCTTTGTGTATGCATTGAATTGGTCCGTCCGCAAATGGACCCAATGATAATCCAACCAAATTTATGGTTGTATCATTAACACCCGTATGCATATCTACCTCCAAGTGTGCTAACTGATTTTGGAATTCAATATTACTGTATCTCAATAAATTAATTGGTTTATCAAGAAACAAATTTACAGCCGTTCCATATTTTTGGAAATCTTTAAAATTAAAATTGGCATGATGAATAGCTTGTATTAATTCCAAATAATACTCGTTTCCTTCTATTGCTCTTCTACCCTGATTTCTGATTTTATTTAGAACTCTTACCTCATCTAAATAGTTATGGAGTACAGCTTTACGGTATGATAAAGGATTTTGAAAATATTTTTTGATATCTTTTAGAATTTCGGGATTATTTTGCACATTATCAGAATAATAATCTTGAATGGCATCAATTTTATTAACAATTAATTGTGCCCTAGTATTTTCTTTCTTTTTTCTTTGTTGGTACAGTAAAGCCATTTGGATATTTTTGGCATTATTTGTACTGACTAGAGGTAAATTAAATGGTTTATCAAGTTCTGTTTCGAGACGTTCCGAGTCACGATGATATCTTATAAAATCATCAATAATTGGCGTGATAAACGAAAATTGTAATAAATTATTATTTTTTGACTCGGATGTAATAATTGTAGGTATTTTTGATGAATCATTCACCAGCTCATATAAATCTTTTGCCATTGTTTCAGTATCGGTATCACCTAAAAATATTTGTCTAAAACTATCAAAATCAGTAACATCATCATTAGAAACAACAATATCAATATAAGTATATTCATTTTTGCTTTCCTCGATATCATTTAATATTTCAAAAACTACATTTCTTTCTTGGTTACGATAAATTTCACCGAATACTATTGTTTTTATTAAATTATGAACATTAATCTCAACTATTTCTTCTTCACCCCTTGTGACAATCATTAGTAAATAATTATCAATGTATTCTCTTCCCAAACCATTAAGGAAATTAATAGCATCTTTAACACTTAATGGATTTAATGTTTTTTTCTGTAATTCGGTCATAGTGATAATATTTGATACATCCTTGATAATTTTGAAAAATGTTATTATTTGATAATTATTCTCTGTGTCAAAAAAATTTTTAATGGTGTATGTTGAACTTTCTTGTAATTTAGAATATTGGATTAAATTATTTCTAAAATCTTTAATTGTTCCAGTGTAATAATATGCGATTGATAAAAAATAATAGTAGGCTACATACCTTTTAATAATATCTAATATACGAATTAAATTTTCTTTGTTATTAATTAATTTTTGTATATTACTAATATCTATTGTTTCCATAAATTGTTTAATAAATTTATTGATTTTTTCACGGTATTCCACAAAATTTATTTTTTTTCCCTCCATAATGGATCTAAATGTATCGTCTTTCATCAAACCTTCCAAATAAAGTTTGTCAAGTATTTGATCGATAATATTATCAATTTGATTAACATACATGTTCGGATATATATTTAGCCTATATTTTTTGTGATTGTTTTTGATTTTAGCTGCGACAATAGCAATAAATTTTTTTTCGCTAAGATTTTATAGTTCCAATTAATTACTCAATTTAAATATAGATATTTTTTTATAAAAATAGAAACACTAATCTCATCAACAATAAAATAATGTTTAATAGTCCAACATTATTTTATTATCTTATCAAAGAGAATAACTATGTTCCAAATAATTTATCGGCCGGATATAATAAATTCGATAATTGACATTGCATACGGCTATAAAAATGAACTAGAAATAAATACTGTATGCTATCACTCCCCTTGTGGGATTACGAATAGTACCACTTGCGGGATTACGAATAGTACCACTTGCGGGATTACGAATAGTACCCCTTATGGGATTACGAATAGTACCCCTTATGGGATTACGAATAGTACCCCTTGCGGGATTACGAATAGTACCACTTGCGGGATTACTGAAGGTATCAACAACAACTATGGATTCAATCCACAAGATCGACAATCAAATATTTCTTATTTTTTACAGCATTCTACTGATATCAATCCGTTATCAAAAGGGCTAGTTCTTTTTGATGATGTCAATTCATCATCAAAAGAAGTACCAATAATACTTGGTAAAAACAAAGCTAATCTATTTTATCTTACTTTTGACAATGTAAAAAATATTTGGTTATTTTATCATGGTAATAAACAGTGGTCCGAAGTAGAAAAATATAACACAATTAGTACTATTCTACAAAATGAAATTGGTTTTCTTTTCAAAACAAATAGTTATTATGGTGCTATAATTAATAATATGTTAGAAATTATTCAATATAAGAATGAAAAACAAACATGGATAGCAAACTGTTTTTGCGATAATTACTTAAATCTCAATGAAAATATATTACATACAATAGAATCTAAACCAAATAGCGTTGAACAAATTCATAAATTGTATTTTCTTGATGATTATTCGGATCTAATATTTCCAACTATTAATGGATTTGTCCATTTTAATTCTGCTTCCTATTCTGATTTTATTTTTACAATGCTTACTTCTAGCACAAGTATAAATAATACAATGCAACTAATAAATATATTTTTTTCGGAACAGTATTACAAAAATATAATACCAGCTGTTTTAAATTTTAAAACAAATTTGGAAATGGTCTATACACTTGAACCAAAAAAAGAATATAGTCAAGTTTATCAATTATTTGATAAATATGATAAAAAATATTTTGACATTATAATAAATACCTTCCAAACAGATGTTATGAGCATATTTAATAATTGTAAATTAGCATTTGATACTCACAGTGACACCAATAGTAATAATATTGATATTGCTACATTTATTGGCAATTTTATTAATCGCTTAAAAATAGATTTATCAGTTGAACTTGCGATTGTTTATCATCGATTACGATGCTTTCCGTATGAACGAACTACATTGTATAAACAATTCCCAAATCACCCATATATTAAACTCTTAAAAATAATTCACCAATATTTTATCAAGACCAAAAAAAATATATGTATTAATGAAATTCTGAATATGTACAACAATAATGTATTTACTAATAATATTTTAACAGATGCTATCGCAAGTAGAAATGATCTTTTTGTTTTTATGTACGAACTTTTTTTGGATACTAACATAAGAAAAATTAAACCAAAATACAAATTTAAATACACCTATTTTCCCTTTAAAATTTTTTCACCGACATTATTTATTATGGAGCATATGCTAAGTACCGCATCTTTATAAGAATGTTATTAGTTTTTTTACAAAAAATTAATAATATTGTTTATTTTTTAAGAGCTGTATGAGCAATAATTTGGAATAATTTCGCCAAATAATCAACACAATCCACAAATACTTGTATTGGTCCTATTTTAGATTTAGGGAATACCTTATATGCCACTGTAATTTGATCTATAAACGGATGCGGCATGTAATAACCGGCTTTTTCGATAAAATCACATTTTTGTAATACTGTGGCTAATAAATTACCGAGAGTATGATCCTCACCATGTAGTTGTATTTCGATTGTTTCTGATTTATCTCGTTCTTCCGTGAATTTATTTTTAATATATTGTCTTAGTAGTTCCATTTTTTTTGTTAGAATAATACACGCTTTGGTAAATATCATATTTTTATCAAGTTGTCCCAATGTTTCATACCATAAATGATATTTCATGGGTGTAATTTCATTATGTATTGCGTTAGTGGTTGCTTCATATGAAGCATACATTTTACTAATACCTAGATTAGCTTCGGCCCTTAAAGAAATTTCTTCCGTTGGTTTTAATACCATAATACAAATTGGTTTTCGATTTGCATAACTGTTTGAAATTTTACCATCAATTTTCAGAACAGTATCGTGTGTTGTTATAAATTTATCACTACCTGTATTATTTTTGGTGTTGATTGATAATTCTATTTTAAACAATTTTTTATTTGAATCAATTTGATCATCAGGTACCGCTGGATCATCATACGATTCTTGAATAAAATTTCCAAACAAATTTTTCAAGACATCCGTTGGTAAAAATATTTCTGGATTTTCCAAATCAAAATAGTTGGGAATATCATAAATTGGTAAAGTTTCTATTAGATTGTATATTAAATCATTATTGTACATATTTCTGGATTTTTCAACCTCAATAAATATATTAGAACGATGAAATGCATAAATAGGTATACTCATTAAAATTGTTCTTCTCAAAGCATTAATAACACTATTATCGATACTTTTTCCCTCAATTTCGATACGAAACTCGTCCTCATTTTCTGGTTTTAATTTTTTAGTACGAACTTCAGGATCGGCGTAAATATCTATCCGATCATTAGGAATTTTAGAATCAAAAACAAATTTCTTGTCGGACATAATATAATATTATACTGGGTTATATATTTATGTTAAGATATTAATTGGATTCAATTTTTTTGTGATTATGATAAACTATCTTTAAAAAATATCTGGACGCCGATATGCGTATAATGGCGGATCTCTTAATGTTTTTTTTTTCCATATATTATAACTGCAATGATAGGGTTTTTGATTATCTGTTTTGGTATGCACTTTAGTATTTGTTTTCATTTGTTGTTGAGAAATAATTTTTGTGTCAGCCATGGTATATTATATAATATTCAATATGTAAATATGAAAATTATATAAATCAATTTTTTTGATGATATTAACGTGTCATAAAAATAGGTGCCAAAACAATATTAGTTTTTTCGTACTTAAATTTGTGATCGTTTTCCCATCCGTAAGGATAATGTACAAACAAAAATTTTTCATTGTTGTCAATACAATTATCACAAGCCATATAATTAATGGTAATTTGATTATTATAATTTTCAATACTGACTAAATGATTTTTTAACTTGGGATATTTATCATACATGTCATCAATTTCATCGTCGTTCTGGTAACAGATTGCGCACCGATAAGTTGCAATATTATTTTGCAATTCTTCATCAGATGGATAATATAAGTCTGTTTTTTGTATTGGCATTTTTGTGCAATGACATGATTGTTTACTGAATCCAGACCAGTATTTTGCAAGTACACCTCCCATTTTTTGTTATAATGATATACTAATAATAGTATTGAGAAGTATAATAATTTCAATTTTTATCGAAATAATATGTATTATTTGATAAAAATTAATAGAGCCTAAATAACATCATTTTTTGTAGTGTTCTGTGTATTCCAACTTGGTACGTTCGTGAGGAAATTCACATTTGGAAATATGCACAATCATTGATTCTTCCAAACCGCATGATAATTTCCAATATTTTGGGATATCCTTAAACGATATTTTTCTTGCCGAATATTCACAATATCCAAGGATTTCCACACCAAGACAATCGACATTTGGACAAAAAATTACTATTTTTTTGCCATCGATCCATCCATAACCACTTACCGTAAATGAGTACCTTTTAAGATCTCTTTGATTTGCGGTAAAATTGGTTTTACAATGTTTACAAGTAAACTGATGTTGCCATTCGAATGCGGGTTTTTGTTGTTCAATATCAGTCATACTGTAGATACTCATGAATAAATAAAAAATGGATACACTAAGCAATCAAAATGTCAATTTTTTTGGATAATATCGATATCACTGTATATATATCTGCTAATATATACAGAGTGAATGTCTTTACATATTCTTTTAAAATAGGTTACAAATTTTTCCAACATTTAATTTCGGATCATATCTTACCACTTGTACATCATTATTTTTGATATAATCAAAGTCGATTATTTTGTTAATAAAATAGTGATTTGGTCCTTTGGGATTAAGATAATAATTAGCAATTTCATTTTTTTCCCAGGAATTTCCGCCATAACGCTGATAAATTATCATGTTATCATTTTTATCCATAAAAATAATGACTAGACCCAATTTAATATGACGCGAAAAAGATATTTTTTTGATTTGGACCATTCCTTTTGTTTCCGGATCCAACAATTGATAAAGTCTTCGACTTGAATCATGGTTATATTCATTTTTCAACAAATCAATTGTTGCTAATTCATTCCCTAATCTATCATAATAAATAGCAATTTGTTTGTCAAGAAGACGTTTTGTGATATGATACGAACTATTGGGTATCCGAATTTTTTCTACTGCCGATGCATCAATTATAATATTACTATTTTTAAGTTTGGGCAAATCAACACATGTCAAATAATATAATTCTACATCACTACTATAATAATTATGTCGATAACTTCTAAGAATATCATCCAATCCGAAACTTCCCCAATGATAATTATCAGAAAATATTGTATTAGAATTTTTATCAATAAAGTTAATTTTTATTTCAAGATTATCATTTGTCGAAAATATTATTTTAGCAACATTGGCCATTCCTTTGGAATTTGGGTCCAATAAATTTGTTTCATTACTACTTTGTAAAAAATTACCTTCACGATCATAATATTCGATTTCTCCACTTTGGTTTGTGATATAATAGGAACTTTTGGATATGAATTTTTTTTCCATTCGATATAATTATTATTACTATTATTGTTGTAATTATAATAATTATTATAATTTCAATTTTTTAAATTATAATTTTGGATAGTTTCGGAAGATTTTATATTGGACATTAAAGGAAAAATTGGTATCAAAATAATTGAAAAATAAAATTACATAATAAATAATTATTGTGTATCATAAATAACAAATGGATTGGTCTGAAAAAAATAATTTTCTTAGAGGTACTATTAATAATTTAAAAGAATTACCTGATCCGATTAGGGTTGCATCATTTGATTTGGATGATACTATTGTACATCGTCCCAGGGGTAAATCATCTGATCAAAAATGGAAATTATTGGATGCATCAATTAGTGATAAAATCGCTGATTTAGTTAAAAATAAATACATAATTGTTATTTTTACAAATCAAAGCGGAATGTCATCCGGAAAAAATTTCGATAAACCTAAATGGAGAAAAGCCATTGATGATCTTTCTAAAATTTTAATGTCAAAGGTTAAAAATGGCGAATACTATTTTGCTATTTATGTTGCAAAAACTTATGATTTGTACCGGAAACCTAATATTGGTTTGTGGGAACAAATGAAAATTGATTTGAAAGATGAATTTAATTTGGACAAAGCAAGAATTTCCAAAAAATCATTTTTTTGTGGAGACGCCGCTGGTAGAATATCAGCCAGTATTTATAAAAAAAAATTGTATCCATCATCAAATACTGGAGATTTTTCGGATACCGATCGAAAATTTGCACTTAATATTGGTATCCAATTTATGACACCAGAAGAATTTTTTATGGAAAATCCACCTGAAATGCCGTACAAACTAGAAGGTATTGATCCTAAAAAATTTATTAAAAAGGCATCCAAAAGCACCTACGATTTTGTGCCAAGAAAACGAGAAATAATAGTTATGGTAGGGCCAGCCGGTTCAGGTAAATCAGAATTTGTTAAAAAATACATTTTACCCAAGGGTTACGTACATATAAATCAGGATACTTGCAAAACAAAAGCCAAATGTCTTTCCCAAGCAAAAATAGCATTGGAAGAAAAAAAATCGGTAGTTATTGATAATACTAATCCTGATGTTCTCACTAGAATGGATTATACTTCTCTTGCTATGCAACACGGTTACAAAAATATACGGGCTATTATTATGAATACTGATGATACTATTGCAAAACATATGAATAATGTAAGGCATATTTATTCTAATGGTCAAATTTCAAAAATAAACAATATCGCATACCATGTCTTCAAAAAAAATTACGTTAAACCACAAAAAACGGAACATTTTGATAAAATAGAAACAGTTGATTTTATATTTGATATTGATAAATTAAATGATGCATTGTGGAAAAAATATTTTATGAGATGGTCAGAATATTAATTATCCGAGTCAATCAGTTAAAATAGCTAATATTGACAATAATGATGAAGCTAATGATTCACCATATTTGTATTTTAATTTTCTAAATAATTTTTCTGTATAGCGAATGAATATTTTTATCGAATTTGTTTCTCCACATTTCAATTTATTTTTGGTTTCAACATATTTTTCTTTGATATCTTTTTGTAAATCGCATAATTCTTCATCTATTGATTTACATTGATGCCTTATTTTATAGACGTTATCATAATATTTTAATTCATGTAATTTATCAATTGGAGTTAATTTTTTTTTTGATTTATGCTTTATGGAATCGCATTTTTCAAACATATTTGATGATGATGATTTATCCCGTAATTTTCGTTTATTATTAGAACATTTAATGGGATATGAATCGGTATCAATGAATATTTGTTTGTAATCATCAGTGTCGGTATTTATAAAATTTTTATGTTTGTTTAAAAATAAATCGGGTGCACAATTGGGTTTACATGATTTGTTTTTTTGATAAACAGAACATTTTTTTATTTTTATTATTTCTGTTTCGATTGTTTGACTAATTGAGTCCAATTTTTTAATATTATGTATTATATTCGGTTTCGGACAACAAAAATCTTTTGGAAATAATTTATCTGATAAGGATAAGATGGAAATATATGTTATATTTTTATTTAAGGAATATATTTTGAAAAATTTGTCTGGAAAAAAATATTTTATATTGAAACCGAGTAATATTATATTATCACAACCCAAATCATATTTGGAAACAACAATACCGCACAATGGTATTTTTTTACAAGTATCAATTATTCTTAATTTACAATAAAAAAAATCAATGGCTGAATCCATATTATCAGCGCTAACATATTCTAGAGCCTGATAACATTCAAATGACATTCCTATAAAAATATGATTATGGATACTAGCAACCCGAAATTTTATTTCATAATTGTTATCCAATTCGTCATATATATCGTACAACAGATGATTTGTTTCTATGATCCTATATGTATCAAACACGGTATCCTTAATTATCATTATATATATTATTTAATGATGTTTTTTTTTACCACAAGGGTTGCTTATTTTTAATGTATCATTAATGAAAAATTATTAATTATCACTAGTTGTGCGATCAACAGTTGGATTATACCTACTAAAACGAAGATCTTCATATTTAAGACAATTTAATGGATTTTCTTTGCATGTTTCTGGTGCCTCATATAACCATTTTGCGAATGTCGTTTGGTCATTTGGAAATGTGGTAGATGGCATTGTATAAAATTGCCTACCATATTGTTTGGTATTATTTGTTGTTTCGGTATCCATAATACACTCATGATTTGTATTGTCCATTAAATCCGCTAATGTAATATTCATGAATGGATTATCTTTTGATGATATTTGGGATGTTTTTGATAATGAATTGTCTTCCGCGAAAGTTTCCTGATATGTAGAGTCTGAATTTTTTGAAGTGTCATCAAAAACATAATAAATAATTATAATTATAATTATTGCAATTATTGGTACAAGCCAAAATTTTTTATTTGGAGAAAATAAAATGTACAGTATAAACAAATAAATAAAAAATCTTGTTAATGCATTTAATACTTGTATTTTATTCATTTGCTTGGTTGGTAAAAATTTACAATAATTTTTGTCTCTAAATAGGACCATTGGATCATTAATCCAAAATTGGTCATTATTAGTATTAGTAATATTATCATTGGTCATTCGATTTTTATATGAATAAATAATAAATTATTATTTATTCAAACAAAAAATAAAATATAACAGATTATTTTTTTAGTATGTCTTTTATAATGCAAATTATATGATTGAGCATGATTTGTGGTCCAACATAACAACCTTTGAAATTATTAATGATCATATCCGCGTTCTTGGAAGAAGGCTTCACATATTTTTTGTAAGAAGGGTATACGTCGCGGGTATATTGCTTGAATGTCCCGTCAATAGTTCTTCCACGTTCGTTAATATCACGCATGGCTCGGCGGGAAAGTTGTGTTGGTATATCGGTATTAATAAAAATTTTCATGTTCATTTTATTTTTTAATTGTGAATCATTATATATAAGTGTACCATCGACAATTATAATATCTTCTGGACTGATGAGTACAGTTTCTTTTTTTCTTTGGTGTGTAACAAAATCGTATTGTGGGCACATTATTGATTCTCCCAGTATAAGTTGCTCTAAATGCAAATTCATCAAACTAAAATCAATTGAAGATGGTTCATCGAAATTTGTAGTTTTATCACCCCCCAAATAATAGCAATCCTGTGGCAATGTTACTGGTTTGGAATTTGGAAACATTTTTTTAATAGTTTCTATGATAAGACCAGCAATAAAAGATTTTCCTGATCCGGAACCGCCACATACTCCAATGACATATGGAGTATTTATTGGTTGCGCATAATTTTTTACAAATCTATCGATAATTTGATCGGCATATTTTGACATATTTTTTGCTTCTTTTTTATTAGTTTTTTTTTTTATCGAATTCACTTTTTTTTTATTGACTCGATTTTTAGACGATTTTTTTACACGAATTTTTTTATTGGTTGTAAAAAATAGGTTCCATACCAAAAAAATAATAATTGTTAAACCAAGACAAAATCCACCTATTACCTTGTCCCCAAAAGGGCTTACCAAAAATAAATTGGATAGATCGATGTCGCTAATAAAATTCATGTTTAATGACAGATTATCTAGGACTAATATTAAATTAAAAGTATGGGACCGATAATAGTTTAATTTGTCAATTTTTTTATTAGACCAAATTTTCCGTTTGGTAAAGGTATAACTTTATCACCATTAGGCAAAACAATAGTATTATCTGGTTCTGCTGGAACGATTGGTTTAATACTTTCGGTTTGATTTTGGATTGATACATTTGGTTGGGGTGTATTTTGTGTATTTTGTGTATTTAATATGCCCATTTGTTGCATCATTTGAAATATTTGAAACATTTGTTGCATTTGTTGAAATGTTGGAAGAATATTATTGGTGCTATTGAGTTGTGGTGTTGCGTAATTAGGTTGCGGCATATTACCAAATGGTGTGGTTGTTAATGATGGTATTTGTTGTGGTGTAGTTATATTGGGCATTTGATTTTGTTGTGACATCATTTGTTGCGCCATCATTTGTTGCATTTGGTTTTGTTGTGGCATCATTTGTTGCGCCATCATTTGTTGTTGCTGTAATGATTCTATTTGTTTTTGAACCAAATTACGTAATACCATTGGATTTTGCATCAAATATTGAAAGTATGTTGCATTTTGCATTTGCGCATTATTTAAAATTTGTTGTTGTATTTGCATTGGATTAATTTGGTTCATTTGATTCATTTGATTTATTTGATTTATTTGATTTATTTGTCCAGGCATATTATTTTGACCTAACATACCATTTTGGCCTGGCATACTATTTTTATTATTATTTTGTGTCATAACATATTGCTCACCGTGACGCACATGTTGTTCGATTTCTTTATCAATACAACTTCCATGCGAAAAAAATTGGTTGCCGTTATAATAAAAATCAAATTTTGGCATGTTATTGACATTATTAATATATCTAGACTCACCTTTAAATTTGTCCATATCCACAAAACAAAAAAATGAAATGGTATGATTCAAAGCTGATTTTTCAAAAGATGATTGTGCAATACGGCATTCTTTATTGTTCTTAGTAAAAAACATTAATACAACTAATTTATCATTGGCATTTTCAAATACTTTATCAAGCTGTTCGGAACTAGTTATTTTTAAAAAATTGTCCATCGAATTATCATAATTAATTTGAATTTTTTATTTTTAGTTAATCCAACACAAAAAATTATTGCTATTTTTCTATACAACCTTACTAATATATGTTATTAATTTATTAACAAAATATATTAGGTACACGATAGACAATCATCTAACATATAGTAGTGTCCTATACTCTCTTTGGATAAATTTCTATTAATAAACCATTCATCAATGCGGCTCTCTAAAAATATATGCGTTGTTTTGTATTCAAAATTGTTTCACAATTTTGTAATACTAAAACCACTAGTAAATAAATATGGGCGAAGTCCATATTTATTTAACTAGCTAAAAATATAATAGCTTTGCTATTATATTTTAACTAGTGTTTCTGTTATCTTTTTTGCTTCGCAAAAATAGATAAAGAAAAACGTATGCATGTATTTTTACGAGGCTTTTTCATATAAATATGAAAAATTTGGGGTTTTCAACCCCAAACTCACCTTAAAAAAGTATGTAAAATGCATACATTTACATATTTTTTAAAGGTGCGGCAATCAAATATCTCCGGAAGTTTATGTCTGGAATATTTTACATAACCTTTTTTGGGAAATTCACAAAATTTGCATTCTGTATCATTCCTCTTGTCATTGTAACACCACTCGCAAATATGGTTATTATCGAGTCCGACAAGACCATTTAATATATTTTGAACATCGTAATATCCATTTTCAGTTATGCCAATACAAAAATCACAGCAGCTATATTTATCACAATTTTTGCATTTGACATTAACTCGATCATATTTTTTGATACATCGTCCAATAATAAATTTTTTCCATCCAATTTTGGAACAACATGGTGGCGAAAATATTTTGATGCCGAAATTATTAAGAACATTGTTATTAATTTTATAAAAATGTTCTGTTAACCATTCCTTTTTATCAGTCATTGACATATTCGAAAAATTAGTTTGCAAAAATTCGTACACATTATGTTTTTTCCAAATATTGGCCATAAAAATAATAAAATTAATTACATCATCAATTTCAAATTCAAATCCTTTCAAAATCATAACATGTCGGTAAACCATTATATAATTTGAATATGTTTTAATAAATAACAAAGTATTATTTACATAATACATTATAAAAATCAATTTTTTTATTATTTTCCGAATAAACAACCATCCAATAAATAATAATACTTAATGTGTTCTTTTGTTAAATTTTTATTGGTAAACCATTCGCCAATCAAAATATCAAAAATCCGATTCTTTTTTTCCAAACATAATTTCAAGCCTTCTTTACTAAATTTACAAAGTTTGCAAGATTTTTTAATTTTTCTGTTATCATTATGGCACCATTTACAAATATGATTTTTATCTACTTCTATTATATTATTAAATATTTTACGTACATCATAGTAACCATTTTCCGTTAAACCAATACAATAACCACAAGCACTATTTTCGTCACAGCGATAGCATTTTGTAATTATACGTTTATATTTTTTAACACATGTACCAATAATAAATAGGTGATTGATTGCGATTGAATGACATTGTGGTATATATATTTGTATGTTATGAAATTGTAATAATAAATTATTAATATTTATTAAATTATTTATTAACCATTTTTTATTATTCCAAATTGAATCAATTGGTAAATCTGTTTTTAATAAATTTAACGAAATATTTTTATGTTTATCTATTATTTTTACAACAAACATAATAAAATCCATAACTTCATTAGTGGTCAATATATATCCTTTAATAATGATGAGGTGCTCATAAATCATTATTATTATTATTATTATTATATTAGTAATAAAAAATACATTTATATTTGGTGGTGTTAATTTTTATCCGCCAATTAACATACTTTTAAAAAATATTTGGATACACATATATTAAAAAATTGAAGCTCAAGGTATACAAGATTTTCAAAACATAGTATCGAAAGGTATTACACAATCTCTTCTAGATTGGAAAGGTATTGAAGCAACTGAAAAATTGGCGCAATCTCCCAATTCTAAAGTCATCGTTGTTAAAGTAATGGGGTAATTTGCCATTAATATTATCGGGAAAGTAATTACAAATCATTATTTCTGATTCTATTATGATATTTATAAATATCATGATAGAATTACAAATCATTTTTATTATCTTTATATTCTGGTACTAATGATGGATTAGTGCCATAAGCAAAATGATTTGACATATCGGGTGAATATTTACTACCAGGTGGTTTTCGACCCATCGTTTCAGCCATTGCCCTAATATGACAAGGAATAGCTCCACAACACAAACCAACGTATTTAATACCTAATTCCATTGCTCTTTTAGTAAATTCTATAATTTCAAATCTATTGAGCATAAAATTATCAAGGGCCACTGGAAATGGTCTATTATTTACGGTGCACGATGGCAAATTTTCATTTGTTAGAGACATAAATGTTGGTTCTAGTTCGCATGTACGGTAAGTAACGGGTAAAGCAGCAACTGGTATTTTTACAACTTTAACAATTCTTTCCAATAATGGTAACATAGTTGCTGGTCCACGGTGGCAATTCAATCCTACTACTGTTGCGCCATTTTTTTCTAATTCCAACATGGCTTCCTCCACTGAATACCCATCCAATGTTTTTTCGGATTTATGGATCGATAGTGTAACAACAGCTGGTAAATTAAAACTTTTGATAATATCCAATGCAATTTTAGCTTCGGCCAAATATCCAAAAGTTTCCGCTATTACGTAGTCACATCCGGCTTCATGAGCCCATTGAACTTGTTCCATAAAAATATCCCTGACTTTATTAACTAATGCCTCATCATTTTCTCCGCCACTCGTCCAAATATTGGTATTGCAAATATCTCCAGCTAGCAATGTTCCAGTATCTACCGCAACTTTTTTTGCAATTTCTAGTGCACGTCTATTTAATAATTCAACCTTATCATTTTGTCCAATAATATTCATTTTTTCTCTATGGGCATAATATGTTAGTGCAACCACTACATCAGAACCACTATGAACAAAATTTCGATGCAATTCTTCGACTGTATTAGGATAATCCAATACACATTCTGGAACAAATGATCCGGCTTGTATATAACACCGTCTTTCTAATTCAAATATATAGCCCTCGGCACAAATTATTGGTCCCTCTGATAATTTTTTTAGAAATTTATTTTCAGGGATATATTTTTCGGCTTCCTGTAATAACTTCTCAACAGCACTCAATGTATTTGGAAATTGTTGATTATTTTTCAAATATGATTCCATTTCTTCAACAACTGCGGATGTTATTGAAGAAATAATTTGCAGAATATTATTTTTTTCAGATGATTTAATATCCTCCATATTTATTTTTTATTATTAGAATTCTAGTTTGGGCAATATTAAGTATTAAAAATTCAATTTTTATTTTTAATCTATTTGGAGACCGGATAAGAAATTTTCCAATTTGGAGACATCTATTTCACCATTTCCATCTTTTATGGAATTATAAAAATCTTCCCGATTAAGACCATTGGCATCAATTATGCCTTCTAAACTTTTTGTAATTTCTTCTTCGGTTGGTTCTTTTCCATCATTGATCATTGATGAATTGGATATGATTGTATTAAACATATTTTTAATTTCAGAAGGAACCTCATCCCCATTTTTGGAAGAATCATTCATGGCTTCCTGGAAAACTTCCGTAATTGCTCCCAATGTATTTTGGAATTGGTCAGGATTATTTTCCAAATCAGGTTTCATTTCTTGTGCAACACTTTGTGCTATTGAAAACATATTTTGGATAATATTTCCTTTGGTCAGATCAACCGATGTTATCTCATTAGAAATTAAATCAATCATTTTAGTCATTGAATTATTTACTCCCAATCCTTTTTTAGCGAATATTTCTTTGACCTCATTCTTAGCTTCATTAACATTCTTTTCATTTATTCCTGTTTTGACAAGGTTAGTATTCAAAAATTTATCCAGTGCCATCACTTGATTTAATTTAATTTGTTCTTCTGTTTCGGATATTGTTTCCAATATTGATTCTAAATTTTCCATCGAATCATTTAATATCTTGTTTTTTTGTCTTACAGATTTATTAGTAGAATCAGCATCCGGATCTACTTTTGAAATTAATATTTGTGAAATATAAAAAAGAGAACGAGTATACTGCCAAAGTAATTCTTGATATTTACTTTCTCTCAAAATAAAAGTTAAAGGAATATCTGTCATAATTGTAATATTGTTTTGATTGGCATAATTAACCATACTAGTCATATCATTATTAGCTAAAGATGGATGGCCTTCTAAGAAAATCATAAGGAGTTGATTTTCTTTTTTTCTGATATCCACGGGTTCATCATTATCGTCAATTTTTAAAACTAAATTTAATCTTTTTAAACATCTTCTAACAAAAGTTTCGTCCTCTTCAGTTATTTGTGCAGTGGCATTGGCTTCAATAGTTTTATATTTATTATACAATTTAATACATTTTTCTAAAATAACATCTTTATCAGTTCCCTTATTGATATAAATTCCAATTTTTATGAAATAAGTTAAATGTTGTATAAAAGTGCCAATATTTATGATATCCTCCATTATATTATATTGCGAATAATCAAATAATTTTTATATTATCGCATATCAAAATTATTTGTTTCTCTCTTATATTTTATTCATTACGGATTGAATTTTAATATTTATTCTATATCATAAAACATAATATATTTGTATGCGTCCAATAATTATTTTGTCATGCAAAATAAAAGTCCCACAAAATAAATCATATCGTCAGAATTATCCGATAAATATTTATCATGCATTAGTTTTTCTTGTAATAAATATTCAGTCTCCATTTCACATGGATCATAATTAATAGTAGTACAACAATATTTTGTTAATTGTGCGCCTTTTTCTTTTAAATTATTTAATTTCACGTACCAATTGTCTGTTGTTGCCATGTTTTTATTAATATAATATGATTAGTATTTTTTATTTAAATTATTGATAAATAGTTTAAATAAATTATTTTTGATTTTGCAATAAAGTTTTATAAAAAAATGCATGCGCAAATGTTGTCAATAAAATAAAATGTCCTTTGATATCACTTTTATCTTTTTGACCAAGTAGTTTCCATAAATCTTGGAACATTTTGGAGCGAACAATACCAAACTCATTGGATACATTAATATTAGTATCAGGAATGCTCATTTTAAGAAAACAATCCTCCTCCTCACCATATATTTCAGAGGCATATTCCAAAATTAATATAGTGAATTTATCGACTGGTAATTTAACATTTATTTTAATAGCATTCTCAAATAGCTTTTTATAACCGTCCATTTTGCATATGTCATCTTTTTGCATTTTTCGACTGATATGAATTAGTAAATTAAATGTATCAAAAGACTGTTGATTAAATGATTGTATAATTTCTAGTTCCGTCATGGATTGCGCCATTTCAAAAACCATTTTTTTGGTATTGTCGTTAACCCGATCCAATGATTTAACAATATTAACTAATCGTTCGTCGTTATTCGCCATTATATTTATATTAATACATTAATTTTTATATTAATTAAACTAATAAATTAGTATCCATGAACAACAACATTTGTTTCATCCACAACAGAATGTTCTAATAAAAATTTTTTTATAGCTAACCGCTGATCACCAAACAGTTGGATATATTTTTCTTCAGTAGGTGATTGTTTTACTGCTCCATTACAATGGAATTTTTTTTTCATTTTTTTTAAAAGTACAGCCAAATCAATTTTTTCGGGAAGTTTTTCTACGGTGGTATTACTTTTTCTTCCATTACGTTGTTTTATCCTAATGTGTATTTTATTATTTTGCGTGCTGATCGAATTCATTATGTCCGCTGTGGGATCAAATATGATATCATTTTCATTTTCCATATTTATATCTGAGTATAAATAAGATTATAATTTAATGTTTATGCTGTTTTATAATTCTAATCTATCTGTTCTTGTTGAATAACCACCTCTGGGCATACTATCAGACCAAACAATATGTCGATGATCTTGTGGATCAAATGGCAATAATTCGAATCGATCATTTTCTCTTTCTACAATTCGTCGTTGTCCTGGTAAATGAGTCATTTCGCGCTGCAGTAATGAACTTTCAACATTAACATTTCTGATATGGTCTGTTGGTTTAGTTTGACGATTATCAGATGCTAAACCCATTTCCCTAACAACTAATGGATCATTATAATATTGACCATGATACGGTTGTTTATTAATTTGTCCCAAACTATTTTGTTTTGCGCCATATTCGTAAGGATTATGATAATCATTGGTGTATCCTAAATTTAAATTTTGTTGTTGTGATCTCTTTCCTGTTCTAGTAAATTCAGATCCTCTCGATCCAGGAATAATTTCCTGATTGGTTGCGCCTTCAGTAATACCATTAGGGGTATTATATGGATTAGATGAAGAATGGGTTCTCCAATCAACAGGAACTTCACGATCTAAAGGATTATAAATATCATTGGCACGGTTAATTGGAATATTTGGTTGTGATTTTATGTCTTTATTTATTTTTTCTGATTTTATTACATTTAAATAGGATATCAAATAATTGAGATCACCTAAACTTAATGTTTCTATTGGATTTGAGTGATTCATATTAGCACTTGGCATTTTCATTGCCATATGATTAGCAATTTGTTGTGTTTCATGGTTTGATAACATATCGCTTTGATGAAAATTCATTTATATATTTAAACATATATTATATTTGGCATTATTCACCTTACCTAAATAATACACATACATCCATATTTTTCGAGAGTAGTAATGTGTTTAAATATATAAAAATAAATCAACTGTTTAATTTATTATGGATCCATATTCGCAATATCAGAACCAATTAGAGTATTATAAATATTTTGAAAAACAAAAAGAAAATTTTGTTGATCTATCCCAAAAATTGGATAATCCAAACAACTCGATTAGAATATTTGCTGAATATTTATTCGCCAAATCCAGTAAAAATTTAAATGAAAATCTAGCTGGTATGTTGGTTGATGACACAATGGAAATCGCAGATATTTTTTGTATGCTACTTGAATTAGTGCTATATGGTTTGAATATTTTATCAAGTGGAGGATATACTATATTTGATTTGGACAATCCATTTAATGATATTATTTACACAATTAAATCATATTTAAAATCATGTGGATTTGATTTGGATCTGAAAGAAGTTTATTTTGACGAGAATATAGAATTATATCGTGACCAAAATAATTATTATTGTGAAATAGTTCCTAAACCACCATCTTATTTATGCCAAAATGATTGGTGTGTTTTGAATTACCGTCTTATTAATAATGCAACATTTAAATTCGCATCCACAACGCCTTTGGAAAAATTTTCGACTTTTTTTATTTCCAAACAAAAAAAAATTTTCACTATTAATTTTAAATTTGCTAAATAATAATTTATATTTTTTTTGTGTTAAAAAATACAAATTATAATCCTGTTAGTTATAATATAACACAAATATTACAATGAGTAGTATTAATGCATTATTTTTTAGTAACGGTTGTGAAGGATCAAAACAATTAATTTCGATGATGCAAAGTGAAAAATTAACCAGATTTTTTCATCTTATTTGTACGGATAATAATCCAAAGGTACCATCATCAATTCGTGTAACACCTACACTGATTATTAGGGGTATACCTACACCATACGTTGCGGGTGATGCTTTTGTATGGTTAGCAAAAATAAAGCAATCGAAAATGAATATGTCAATGCAAAAAATGAATACAGCGCAACAACAATATTTGCAAAGTATAAATAATAATTTGGTTACAAATGATACAAATTTATTGGGATTTACTAATGATGAAATGAATGGTATGTCAGATATGTTTTCTTTTTTTTCGAAAAATATTTCAGAAGAATGTCAGGATGCTTTACCAAAATCATTTTTCGCCTATGATAAAATAGGACAGGAAAATATATTTACACCGCCATTGGAAGATGGTACCTATAAAATTAGTGATAGTGCAAAATGTAAAATTAATGCTGCCAAACAAAAACAATTACATAATAATTTGGAAACAGAAAGAAAAAAACAGGACAGTGTATTTAAACAAAACATCGATAATTTTAGGAAACAATACGGCACAAATTAATTTGAAAAAATTGAAAATTAAATATTATTATACAACATCTAGAATCTAATACATTTAATAGATTGGAAATGACTACCACCGCAAATCATCGTAGAATTCTGAATGAGGTAAAAAATATTGAAAACCAGGCTTCCGAATATGAAAAAATGTTTAAAATAACCATGGTTGGCGATGACATGTATCACTGGGAAGTTGTGTTGTATGGTCCAGAAGATAGTTTATACGAAGGCTCAGTATATAAATTGGATATTAGATTACCAAATGATTATCCTTTTTCGGCACCACGAGTTAAATTTATAACTCCGATTCAGCATGTTAATATTAATTCAAAGGGTGATATTTGTTTGGATATATTGCGTGATGAATGGCGTGCGGCACAAAATATTAAATCAGTTATTTTATCCATTTTATTGCTTCTCAGTCAACCAAATCCGGATGATCCTTTCAATAGTGAATTGGCCGAATTATACCGAAACAATCATAAAGAATATATCCGTAGAATCAAAAAATCTTGTAAGGAAAATAATTTCTGAAAATTAGTGTGTGGATTTCAATAATTTTATAATTAATTAAGTGTTTAATTAATTATAATATATTTGTATTTTTGTATTTTTGCATTATTATTGATTACGAATTGGTGCCATTCGTACATTCATTGGTCGCTGAGCTTGTGTTTTTTGAACAGGACTAGTATGTGCACGACTTTGGCCCATATTTTGGCCCATATTTTGGCCCATATTTTGACCACGGTTATGGTCGACATAATAACCATTTCCTTGAGATTCACAAATATTTGGATTTGGTACACGGTAACCGGGATGTTGTGGCATTTGCATATTGGTAGTAACAACAGCATTTTCGCCTACATGTCCACGTTCACATGCGTAAGGTGTTATATGTGGCGCAACACGTGGGTCTTTTGTCAATAGACATCCATTTGGTCCACAAAATGGATGTTTAGAACTATCACATCTACTAGCTAATTTATCAATACCCCATAGACTTGATTCAATATCAACTAATAATGCAGCATTTGGTGGATACTGCTTAGCTGGTTTGCAAATATTATTGCAATGAACATATTTTGTTACATCTAGAACCAATTCCAAAGGATCTGTGCTTTGTTTAGTATCTTGTTGGGCAGCACATCCATCATACATTTTACGGGTAAAACGGCCGGACATTGTCTTATAATATTATCAAATATTTTTTGATAATACTATTTTGTTGCCCTTTTTTAAAATCTATATTGTATGGGATTGTATTATTATTATTATTACTATATACTATTAGTTAAAATATTGATTTATTAATATGCTGTATATCAAAATATTTATCACACACAATAAAATACCTTAATGGATAAAATTAATACCACGCCAGACAATTTAGCGATTACTATTTATGCTACCAATGGCAAATTACAAACAACATACAATACGATAAAAATGAATAGTGAATTGGTAAAATTATTAGATACCGAAACTAATACTATACATACCGACATCAGTATATACAATCTTAAAAAAATTATTAATTATCTGAGAGGATATTATTCAATAAATAAATTAAGAACTATTCCGTCAGATGCCCTGAAATTAGGAATACCAATAGAAATTAATGGTTATGTTTATTTAAATATTGGTGGAAAATTGCATTATTTACCAAAAAATATATTAATATTACAATTCGAATATTTTGAACTATTTTTTAAATATAATGAACATCTTCATCCAGACTACTCGAGTATATTGATAGACAGATGTTGTGATATATTTGATACAATATACAAAAATACAATCAATGGGAAAAAATTATCATTATTAAATGACACGGAGAAACAAGAATTAAAATATTATGGTTTGAAAAAAATTAGTTATTTTATCAACAATAATATTTTCAAATATTGTCAATTTCATTTTGGGACACATAAAATAATAAATTGCGCCAGTTCTAATGAGTGTGGATATGATATTTTTCGTTTGGAATCTGATCAGGACAAATACATATTGTTTTATTTTAAAAATTATTCGGAAAAAAAACTCTTATTAGACGAAATTTTAATTGAATATGATGGCCCAATGCAGAATACAAAACCACTATCTTTCGATCTTATTCGTATAAAAAAATCTAATTATTTTTATTTAAAGAGACCCACAAAAATAATTACAAATATTTTAATAAAAATACCCTCAGATTTGATACCAACTGTTAAGCTATTAGATAATATTCGTTTTCAATCAACTATACAATGCAAACACACTATTGATTTTAATTACAATTTTAATCGCCAAAATATATCCGCATTGGCGGATTCTGATGACCAATGTAATATGTTTAGTACTAAAATTTCATTAAATTATTTTATTATGGCACAAAATAAAAAATACCATTTGAAAATTGATGTCGAGAAAGTACTAAATTTAACAGAATTTAAAACAAAAAATTTGGATTTGGCATATGTTGAATTTAGTGTTGGCGGAAATATTTTTTATAAAAGTAGTTTCGTTAAAACTAAGAAAAATTCTTATACACTAAATATTTTTGAAAAAAATGTGTCGAGCATACGATATTTTTTATCTTGTAATATCCAATGTGAAATGCAAATATTCTTTATTGGAACTAATGATAAAAATCAACAAATAAAAATTAATTATGAACTCAAATATTGATTATTGTTTGTCGCGAATTAAAATATTAATAATTTTATTTAATTGATAATTAAATAAAATTATTAATTAAATTTTGTTTTGTTAGAGCAAATTTGATAAATCTCTTGGTAATGGTTCCATTTTACTATTTTTTGAGCATTCATTGATACCATCAACTTTCATCATTTCATTTTGCCTGTTATTGGTTAAAATTAAACTTATCGCTACTCCTTTGCGTCCATATCGTCCCGAACGACCAACTCTGTGGATGTAGGTTTCACGGACATCGGGCATATCAAAATTAATAACAATATTAATGCCTTGCACATCAAGACCACGTGCTGTTAAATCGGTAGATATTAATAATCTTGTTTTATTATCCAAGAAATCTTTATGGATACTCTGTCTTGTGGCAGCGGGAAGCCCACCATGAAAAACAGCCGAATTAATTGGTACGGACTGTTCATTCAACCAACATTTAACATCTTCTGCTGTATCAATACGATTAGTAAAAATAATACCCTGTACAATTCGACATTGTTTAAGCAAATCAATTAAAATTTCTTTCTTTTCGTTAAATGATGCACATGGTACATAATATTGACTAATACCATCCAATGTATAATCTTCCGTATCCAGCAGAACAATAAATGGTTCTCCGATAGCATGCGAATATGGTTTAAAATAACTGTGCGCAATTTCCAAAGCTTGTTGCGAAACGGTAGCCGAAAAGAAAACCCTTTGTGTTGTATTATTCTTGCCTTGAGGAGTATCCATTTCAATGTTTTTAATAATATTTGCCATTTGATCTTCAGTACTAATAATAGTTGAAGAACGCGAACGGGATCTCGAAGCAACAATATTATCGAACTCATCAACACAAATCGCTTTTAAATATTCGGTTGTTCTTATCCATTTTCTATTGCACAAGTAATCATAAAATTTACCAATCGTACAAACAATAATTTGTGCGCGAGCTACTTCTTCACGTTCTTCTTTCATACTTTTGGGTCTGGAATTGTTTAAGCTGGATGTACCGATTGGCGTTTTAAAGCCACCGGATGAGTTGGGATTTTTTTTCTGTCCAATACACAAACAAATGTTTATTGTGTCTGGTAGTAAGAATTTGGTTTGATCATAAATTTGCATGGCTACCTCGTGTGTACTTGTTATAAATACATACTGTAATTCTGGATCAGCTGGATCAAAATTCCACAACAATCCACATAAAAATGCGTGTGTTTTTCCTGTTCCTGATTTGAATTGTACCAATGCATCCTTTCTTTGAATGAGTTCTGGAATAACCAAAGCTTGAACAGCGGATGGGGTTTGGTAACCTTTCGCAAAAGTTTTTTTAAGAAGCCATTCATCCACAAACTGTTTCCTATTTTCAACAAATGTGGAATAATATGTAGTATCGTCCATTGATTTACTGTCTTTTATCAATAGGCAATTACACACCGAGTTTTTTAGTTGAACAATTGTTGGAGTACTTGATTTTTTAGATTGAATCTCCAAATGTGGTCCTAATGATTCATCAAATTTTGGAGTAATATCACCAAAATTACAAAGCAATGCAATATCTTTGCCTTTACGATTAACATTACAATAGTGTTCTCCAATCATTATTGTATCAAATTGTATGTTGGAAATATTATTACTCGATTCGTCAAAATCGGGTTTAGAGTTGTTTTTTGTACTGGAATTCATTATATCTTTCTAATGATTTTAATGATAAATACTTCTTTATGCTGTTTCGAAATAATTCTCGTTAATTAAAATCATCTTAAATAACTATATTAGATGTTTATTTTTCAATTTTTATTAAAAAATAAAAAATCCATTACAATATAACACAAAATATTACAAATCATTTTATTATGGTTGATATGGTGCATAATTACAATTTATATTTACAGTACAATTTTTAACTCTTCCCAAACGTTCAGTCGGCAATAAATCTTTTTGATTTAACGGTATTTGCCAAATTGCTTTATGATCATCTTTTGATTGTAATCGCGTATTTACTTCAAAATTTTCAAATATTTGGCACTGTGGGTCGTGTAATGGATAACCCAAACGCATGTCTCTGGTATTCAATCCTTTAATATCAAAAATGGGATGTGTATATCTACTATATTCTGTTTCCAATGCAGTAGAGCATTCATTCGGCACTAATGTTTTATAATGATCAAATGATTCGGGTGCATTATGAATATTCGATTTAGAACTAATTTTGTTAATTCCTTTTAGGATAGAATCAATATCAATTTTATCTTCTGGTGCTATTACATTTGCGTGACCATTGCGAGGTCCATACGGGGCAAAACATGCATTACAATTAACAGAATAATTTGGATCTAATTTATATGTCAATGGATCGGTACTTCTTTTTAGTTTTTCATTATAAGCTTGTTGGTCATATTTTAAATTTGTAAATTTTCCAGCCATCTAGTTATATATAATAACAAATATTTTAGTTACGAAACAACATACTACAGAGCCACGCCTTTAAAAAGTATCATAAAAATACATACATATGCATATATTTTTGTTAACCAAAAATTAATCATTTTAATCATAAAAATCAACCGGATATAATTCATTATTCGATAAACTAATTTCTTTTTGTCCACGTAATAATTCACCAGTTATAAAAAAGAATGACATACGCGATCCAATAATTTTATCAGAATGTTCCATTATATACATATTTTTCATAAAAATAGTTATTTCATCAATTCTTTCGGAATCACTATAACCAAATTTATGAAGTTTATATGAATAACCATCCCGTCGAATTTCAGCTGGATCCCATTTAATATTAATGTTATATTTTTTATAATCGTCGACCAATTGAGAAACTTCTTGGATAACAGTCTCAGAATCAGTAATAATAAATGCAATAATTGGACAATTGATATATTCTTGGACATAATTTTTAAGTGCTGATAAATATCGCTCTAACGCGATACCATCAGCTTCCTTCCATGGACCAGATGTTTTATCTCCTCTCCGAATATGTATTGCGATATATTTTTCAGTATTAAGATAGGGAAGATTTGTATCAATATATTTTGTTACTTTACCAATAAATTCTTTTTGGGGTCTGTATAATTCTTTCATTAATTTTGAACGATAAACAAACTTGGAACAATCCATATTTTCGGGTACGGCAGTTTTGAAACAGTAATTCTCGTATTCACCGGTTATTTTAGGAAATTCATCATTGATATCCATGGGTAATAATGATGGTTCAAAATAATATTCCCAATTTCTGTACAGTGCATCATCTGGCACATGCTTCCATTCATCATTTTTGGACATACATAATTCAATATTATTTTTATCACAAATACTTTTAATACCAGTTAGACGTACCAGATCTGCACCAATTCCATTTTGAATATAATTTTTAAATGCATAGGTCATTTTTCTGTCCATAATGTATAATATATTTCAAAATTAGTTAATGTTTATGTTATTACATATTTTTTATAAAACCAGCGTATAAAAAAAGACAAAGATAAATATAACAAATGTAAATTCTACTGCTAATTTATAGACAACAGTATGGAATTAGCAATGTTGGCAGGTATGGGTTTGGTTGGATATTATCTAAATAATGACGAAAAAATAGAAGTTCAACCAGATCAAAACGATTTATCACAAAATGATAATATATATAATCAAAATAGACAAAATAAACAATTTCATTGTCATCAATTATCTCGTTTCATGAAAAATAATAATGAATTGGAAGATATTTATTCAAACATAAACTATCCAAAAAAGAAAAAAAATAAAAATTGTATCAGACGACGATCTAGACGTAACCAAAAACCAAAAGAAAAAAATTTATTGAACGTAAGTGAAAATTTAACAAATAATGCACCATCGATAAACAGAATAATGCGCAATAACAATGGTGCAAAAAAATCTGAACCGGCATATTTATCACAATTTGATGCGCAAACATTTGATGCTGAAGGACCGCCAAGCGCGCCAAACGATATTTACCAAACAAATGATAAATCAAAACTTGCCGATTTAGAAAGAAATTTATCCTATCAAGGAGGATGGACACAATATGGACAAGATGAATCTATGTCGTACGGTATTGTTCCAGACAATGAATTGGTACACGATAATATGGTTCCATTTTTTAATACCAGAAATGGTTATGGTACAAATGATTTGCACAATGATTCTGTCATGAACTATAAAAATGAGTTATTTACTGGAAATATTAAAAATACTTGGAATAAAAAAAAGGAAGTGGAACCCCTTTTTGGACCATCTCTTGGTTTATCATATATGTATGGTACACCGATTCGTACGGAGGAAGAAACATCAAGATATTTACCGGGTAGGTATAGACAAGGCGAAACAATATGCGATAAAACAATGGTAACACCAGGTCTTAATTTAGATTTTAATGAACCTGGTACGCATGGGTATCATTCAATGTACCGATGTTTGGATAAAACAGTTGATGAACTTCGTATTAAGCCAAAAATTACATATGAAGGCAGAATAATAGAGGGTCAACGAGGCCAAAATAGACCAATACAAGCACCAGTTATTACTTACAAACCAGATACTTATAAAGTTACCACAGAAGATGATTTATTACCAACAGATAATGTAGTAGATGGTCCAAAAATTAGAGATAATTTTATAATGAAAGATACAGATCGCGCAAAACAGCATTTCGAGTATACAGGTGGTGCATATACAAGTCACGAATCTGTTGGTAAGAATGTTCCAGAACATATGAGAGAAAAACATAGATACTCAACTAAACAAAATTTTACACTACCGAAACCATTACAAAAATTTTCCAAAGTAGAAATACAATTTAATCCAAATTTACAATCATACAATTTACCATTTACTGCGAGAGACCAATCTATCCATAACGATAGGGTCGGAATTGCTGGTAACGTACCTGGATCCAAAACATATACTGGTTTAACAGATACTGCGAAAACAACACTCAAAGAAATCACCGCTGAAAATCCACAAACACATACCAATATAGCACCAAATACAATGCGTGGAACAACACAACCAATGGATATCGCAAAAACTACAATCAAAGAAACAGTCGTCGAAAATAAACTTAATCCACATGCTCCAAATCTTAATACTGTCCAACGGGTATATTTTACAGATAATGCAAAAACAACTACTAAAGAAACAACATGTGTGCCAGTTGTCCCAATTAATACAACACAAAATAATAATATTTATGCAAATTGGATGGATAATGCCAAAACAACAACCAAAGAAACAACCGTCAATATTCCGTATAATACCCTATTAACACCAATCAATCAACAACAACGAGCACCAAACCCACAGGATGTAGCAAAAACAACCACCAAAGAAACTACAGTCACAATACCGTATCAAACAACAGTAACACCAATTAACCAACAACAACGAGCACCAAATCATCAAGACATCGCAAAAACAACCACCAAAGAAACCACAGTTAATATTCCATATCAAACTATATTTACCCCAATTAACCAACAACAGCGGGCACCAAACCATCAAGACGTAGCCAAAACAACCACCAAAGAAACAACCGTTGGTATTTCATATCAAACGATGTTTACTCCAATAAATCAACATCAACGGGCACCAAACCATCAAGACATAGCAAAAACTACTACTAAAGAAACAACCGTTGGTATTCCATATCAAACTATATTTACACCTGTTAATCAACATCAACGGGCACCAAATCATCAAGACATAGCAAAAACAACCACAAAGGAAACAACAGTACAAACACCATGGAATAATTTTGTTGTACCAATCAATCAGCACCAACGAGCACCAGATCATCAAGACATCGCAAAAACAACCACTAAAGAAACCACTGTGCAGACACCATGGAATAATTTTATTGTACCAATTAATCAATATCAACGTGCACCTAATCATCAAGACATAGCAAAAACTACCACAAAGGAAACCACCGTTGGTATTCCATATCAAACTATGATTACACCAATAAATCAACATCAGCGGGCACCTGATCCCCAAGATATTGCAAAAACTACCACAAAGGAAACTACTGTCGGTATTCCATATCAAACTATAATAACACCAATTAATCAACATCAGCGAGCACCAAATCCGCAAGACGTAGCTAGAACTACCACTAAAGAAACCACCGTTGGTATTCCATATCAAACAATGATTACACCAGTTAACCAACATCAACGGGCACCGGATCCCCAAGATATTGCTAGACCGACCACAAAAGAAACTACTGTGGGTATTCCATATCAAACAGTTATGACACCAGTTAATCAATATCAGCGAGCACCGAATCCACAAGATACAGCCAGACCTACCACCAAAGAAACCACTGTTGGTATTCCTTATAGTACAATTACCACGGCGATTAATCAACAACAAGGAAAGGCTTACGGTTTTGATAGAACACCACTACGCGCTACAACAAAAGAAACAACAGTAACAATACCGTATAATACACATACAACAGCTGTTGGTCAACATCAACGAGCTCCAAACCCACAGGATGTAGCTAAACATACTACAAAAGAAACAACTGTAGAAATACCACGTAACACACACACAATCGCCGTAGGCCAATACCAACGCACACCTGATTTACAGGACAAAGCAAAAGCTACTACTAAAGAAACTACCACTCAAATTCCTCGCCAAACTTATTTGACAGCTGTTAACCAACAAACTGGTAATGCAACATCTTTTAATAGAACACCCTTAAAAACAACTATCAAGGAAACAAATGTTGATAATAAATATATTGGTTCGGCAAATCATGATATTTATGGTCATGGATACGGTTATATCACAGAAAAAATGTTTGCCCCGAATACTAATAAACAATTTACCTGCCAAGAAGTTTATATTGCACCTGTTTCGGGAGAATCAAATAATCGATCCTATAATGATGCATATAATGCCGAAATTGATGATAGAAAAGATATTCTTCATTGGTATAGACCCCCAACAGAATGTGGTATTAATTTAGCACCCGATCCGAATAATATGAATGTTCAACTTAAAAATGATAATAATCCATCACACGGACCAATAGTTGGTTATACAGTTAATAACCAATTGGATAGATTCGTGGCACAAACACATATAAAACCAACTGATACGATAACATCAGATAGATTTATGGATCCAATGCTATTGAAACAATTAGAAAAGAATCCCTTTAATATTCCAATTTATTGAAAAATTAAAAATAATAATTTATTATTATTTTCAATTAAGACACAAGTTTACAAGGATTTTCGTCCATTATTATTTTAATAAATTGATGGACACGCACAATATCTTTAAAGTTTGTTAATCCGGAAATTGTTATTTTTCCATTATGACAAGCCATAATTGTTACATGTTTATTTGTATCAAAACGAAATTTAAACGAGCATGGATTTACACGATTTTTTGCGCTCTTTTTTGTTGAACTATCAATTGAATTGTTGTTTGATTTATCTAAATTGTTTGATAAATATTCACCACTTAAAAAAATTTCTTGAAGTTTTTCACAGTCAATATAATAACCAAGTCTAAAATTGTAAGAATATACTGCATTAATTTTTAAGTTTATTGGATTGTAATCTTTAATAAAATCAATGTGTTGCATCCCATCATTATTATTTATATCGGTACCACTTTCGAGTATGCTTAATAATTTATTTAATACCAATTCGGATTCATTATAATTATTGCATCCAAAAAATTGTATAACACCACGAGTAAATATTTTGAATGTGATCTTATTGGAATTAATACAAGATATCATTTTTAAACATTTATCGAAACCACGTTTTACATTTTGACCATCACTATTTTTTGATTTAATTTGTGATTTGTATTCAATACTAACAACAGTATCGTCTATTGTGATATGATTAAACAAATCGTCTAAATTTATTTTAGCATTGGTTTCTGCTGTATAAACTATGGATGATATCGTAATGTTATGTGATTTGATATATTTGACTGGATCCTCTTTGAAATATTGCCAGAATACACAAACAAATGTCGATAATAATATAATAACTACGCAACCGATAGTTATTACAACAGTTAAATTTTCAATGAAATAGGTATGTTCATTTGATACTCCTAATGATATTAACGGTTCATTTTCAGATAAAATATTGTACATAGTAGTACTTTTTGTTGGTAAAAAATCGTAACTGGAATTAATTAATTGATTAGTTACCACAATAGCAACAAGTATAGAAATCACAAACAAACACCAACGAAACATTATGCAACGGTACTAGTTGTGATATATTTATTTTAATTAAACCAATCGTGAAATATTTATTTGCAATAAATTATTCAATTTTTTATTTAATAATTTATCATACATTTATCATACATCTATTGCTGGTTCATTTTTTTTATTATTATTGTTTTTAAAAAAATTGGCTATTTCTGTTTGAACTGCTTTGTGGTCCAAATCAATTATTCTGATTTCATTGTAATATTTATTTAGAATTTTATGAATAAAATGGTATGACATAATAATATGATGTAATTTTTTGGCACCAGTAATAATAATTGCTCCAGTTTGGAAAACAAAAATTGATGGTTTGCTTTTGTCATCATATTTATATTTAATATTTACACATGAATGACCACCAGTTGGTTCATATTTACATTCAACATAACCAATATCCTTATTTTTAGTAGTTTGTCTATGATTTTTTTTAAGTAACCTCGCTAATTTTTTTCTATCAATTTTGTAATCAAGCTTAAAATTTGAATTTATCATCCTAATTTTGACATCGAATATACCTATTTTTTTTGGATCCTCAATAAAATTGACATGAACTGTTTTACCTTTTTTATTTTTATAATCTTTTCCCCGTTTTAATATTTTAATGAGAGTATTTGTTACATTATTAAAATCATCCATGTCCTTACAGCCAGTCATTTGTAATGAACCATTTTTGAATACTTTAATATTAATATAATTTCTTGTTGGATTATTAGTTGGTTTCATTAGAATAGTAACCTGATTATAAAAATTTTTAACGCTTGGTTTTTTCTTTGATTTAATAACAACAATTGTTCGATTTGTTGCCGGATCTGTTCTATTACCAAATTTAACGCTAACAATTTCATCCTCACGTAATATCACATTTTTAGCGAACTTATCAACATCAATTAGTGTGTGTAATTTACAATCTAATGTAATAGTCGATATAGTTATATTATGATCATTCAAAAATTGTTTTGCATCATGGTATGATTGCATTGCTGCTTGACTGATAGGATTACTATTAAAGCGTTCAGTTGTTTCTTTGGTAATTTTTGTTGGTACTACAATTTTTGATGGAGTATCATCAAGTGTGCCAATTACATTAGCGATGGATCTTTCTTTTAAATTTTTTTCCATTTTTTTTTTATTTTCACTTTGAATAATATCAAATATTTTATTAACATCAATTGCTGTATCGTATCCATTATTATATTTTTTTTGGGGTTTTGCTGTTTTGGAACCAGAATCTATTTTTATCGTTGCAGATTTTTTGGGTTTTTGTATAATTTTGTCCACCAGTTTTTTTGGTTTGGACGTTTTCGATCCAGTGCTAGTATTCTCTTTATCCACCAGTTTTTTTGTTGGTTTGGATGTTTTTGATCCGGTACTTGTATGTTTTTTATCCACTAATTTTTTTGTTGGTTTAGATGTTTTTGATTCAGTGCTAGTATTCTCGTTATCCACTAATTTTTTTGTTGGTTTAGATGTTTTCGATCCAGTGCTAGTATTCTCTTTATATATTGTTTTTGGTTTGGATGTTTTAGATCCTGTACTAGTATGCTTTTTATCCACTAGTTTTTTTGTTGGTTTGGTTGGTTTGGACGGTTTGGACGGTTTGGATGTTTTCGATCCACTACTCTGCTCTGTTTTTTTATATTTTTTTTTTGGATTATGTTCTTTGCTGTGATGCATTATCTTTATATAATTAACCAATGCTTTATATCTAATTTTTTTAAATTAAACAAATTAAGTTCAATTTTTTGTAAGGATAAATTATCAATCGGCGAAAGTAATTTATTTGCGTTCATTATAAAATTTATAAACAAATCGCATAAAAATCTTTACTATAATATATAAATATGGACCTCATCACAGTGTCTGATCAAATAAAATCAAATAGTTTATCAAGCTTGAATTCGAACAGTAAATCTGCACGTTCTGACAGATCAAATCGATCGTCGCGTAACAAAAGATCATCAGATAGAAATACAGTATCCGAAACAGATTATAGAAATAATGTATATTCGGATTTTGGAACATCTGATAATATGAATCCTGGACGTACAATTGCATCTAATCGTACAATCACACTTAATAAAAATACCAATAATAATAACAGAAAAGTTTCCGAAAGAAATAATATGGTATCCGAATATAATACTGATGTAATAACTGATTATAATACTGATGTTAATGATGCTACCGATAGAAGTGATATATATTCATCTAATATTTCAGATCGTAATTCTATTTATCAAAATACTTCCAGAACATCCGATAGAGTAAGCGATCGAAATAATATCGATATACAAACAGATAATATGTATGGTGGAAATGATGAAATTCCTACGCACACGCTTACATCCGGTATTTTTATTGATGACTATGCCATTAAAAAATTAAATGATGTAAAAATGAGAACTAATCGTATGCTTGGTGGTGCCAATAATAAAAGTACCGTTTCGTCAAAAAATAATGCACCGAGAAGAAATACTACTACCAAAAAGGTTAATTCTAAAAAAATAACAACCGTATCAGATTCCGATAAAACCTCGGATTATATGCCAGATGATCGAAATACTACCAGTGTATTGAGAAGTGAAACTAGTCCCATGAACTATGACGAAAAAAAAATTACCGAAGAATGGACTAGTAATAGTAATAGTAATAGTAATAATAATAGTAATAAGAGAATTTCCAGTAATGATAATTACACTGATGCTGACTATACCGATTATACCGATGATAATATGACATCCAATAATGATAATGATAATGATAATGATTTATCAAATGATGAAGATGGATACTCTGATTTTAAAACATCAGATGTATTATCCGAAACAGATATTAGATCATTAGACCAGGATGGCGGAAAATCAAATAACGATTATTCACCCAACAAACGAAAAACTTCATCTAATAATAGAACATCATCCAGCAACAGAAATTCAAATAGTATAACAGTATCTAATATTAGAACAGCATCTAATGACAGAACAGCATCTAATAATAGAACCGAAACTAGTAACAGAAATTCAAACCGGGGAACATCATCTAATAATAGAACTGTATCCAATGACAGAACTTCATCTAATAATAGAAAAAGCAAAAAAACAACATCAAATAATAGGAAAAAAGCTAATATGGATATGGATATGACTGATGAATATTATTCAAACACAAATGATTCGGATATATTTACTGCTACGGGTTAATATTTATTATAATTTGTGTACAAAACTTATTGATGAATTATAGTAGAATTTAAAGATATAACAAGACCATGAAATAGATATGATAATTATTTCATGGGATGTGGGAGTTATAAATTTAGCATTTTGCGTACTTGAATATTATTATGATACCGTAAATCGAAAACCAATGATAAATATTATTGATTGGGACATTATTAATTTAATAGAAGACGATAGAATAAAACTCAATTGTTGCGGAAATATGAAAGCCAAAAAAGGCGAAACTCCTAAAATTTGTGGTAAAAAAGCAACGTATTGTTTAAATATTAAACACAAAAATAAATCGTATGGCTTCTGTAAAACACATTTATCCCAACATAATGAATATTGGTCAAATAATGATACAAAACGATTATTCGGTCAAACAAAATTAGTCCATAAATGTAATTATATTAAAAGAGGCGGAGAAGAATGTGGTAAAAATGGAAAATATATTTATCAGTGTGACAATAAAAAATATTATTATTGTAGACCACATTATAATTCAGAACTCAAAAATAATATAAAAAAATTTTCTCCCCAGCTTATCAAAAATTTAATTGTAAAAAAATATCCAACATCAAAATTACAACTCAGTTTAATTACAAAATTGGATGAATTATCAAAACATTTTGCTAAACTCGGAATAGAAGAAGTTATTATTGAAAATCAACCTTCACAAAAAAATCCAAAAATGAAATCAATTGCCAATACACTTTTTGATTATTTTATGATTAGAGGATACGTAGATAAAATACATAACATGGATATCCAACTGGTAAGATTTATATGTCCCAGTAATAAATTAAAAGTTAATAATGATAATACAATTGAAGTATTTAAAGCAAACAAAGATAGCAAAAAAAAATATAAATTAACAAAAGCTTTAGGTATCCAGTATACCAAACAATTAAATAAAAATGATGAAGCGCAATTAGAATATTTAGATTTGTACACAAAGCAAGATGATATCTGTGATGCATATTTACAAGGACGTTATTATTTAGAATTTATTCGAAATAAACAGGACAGTATACCTATTAAAGTCAAAAAGGCAATCAAAAAGAAAAAAATTACTAAACCAAGGAGAAAAAATAGTGGTAGCAAAACAAGTAAACCAAAAAAGAAAATTATTGAATCAGCTAAAAAAATTTATAAAAGTAAAACAGATGTTGTTATTAGTTTGTAATAAAAGAATTTTCTGGTGATTAAAATAATTACCAAAAAATAAATTAATATTCGCTTGCCTCTTTTTTGGAAAAGAAAAAATGTATGCCGCTAGCACATACTTCTTCCATATTTGTATTTAATGGCTTGGTTGGTTTTATACTATCACCAACATTGTATTTAAAATCCGGGTCATGAAAAGAATAACATTCACATTCTTCTTCACTATATTTTGGTAAATCTTCTGCAGTATCAATATTTTTGACAATTGCTTTGTCAGTTCTTAATTCAGTACTGACGCAATCGGTTTTAAATTTAGTACTGTAAAAATAAAAAGAAGGTGATTGATATCTAATAATAGTTGCGCCATGCGGGATTTCTAATTTTGCAATTGCAGTTGTATAGTATTTTTGTGTGAATCTAAACCAATTCGTTTTAATACATTCACAATGAATTTTTTTGAATCCGGTTAATGGTTTATAGACTATGTATCTGCCGCCTTTTTCTCTGTTTAATAATTCTTGCTCCGTTAACTTGTCATCATTGTTATCTGTATCTATATTTTCGTTAGACATATTGAGTATGTGTAAATCTATAATATTATCGATAATGATAGATTAGACCAACTTTATAAATTTTTTTATCAATTTTTTAATAGTTAATATAATTACTAAAAAATCAATAGTCGCTTGCTTCTTTTTCAGAAAAGAAAAAATGTATACCACTAGTACATTCACTATTAATATCCGTGTTAAATGGTTCGGTTGGTTCTACACGATGGGCTTCTTTATAGTAAAAATACGGGTCGTGATTAGAATAACATTCACATTTTGCAAATTTTCTTGACACATCAATCTTTTCGACTACTGCCAAGTCCGCGTCTTTAAAAAGTATGTAAATATATGTATTTTTTGAGAGCCGTTCTCAAGTTTTTACCAGGTAATAAACGGTAATAGTTACCGGTACCAATTTTACTGTAGTCTACATCTTTTGGCCTGATAATTATAGCGCCTACTTGTATTTCTAGTTTTGCAATACCATCGATTTGATGTTCAATATCTGGATTCCAAAATAATCCTGATTTTCCGGTACATGAACATTGAATTTTTTTGAATCCAATTAATGGTTTAGTAACTGTATATCTTCCGGCTTTTTCTCCATCTAATAATTGTTCTTCCGTTAGTCCATCATCGAAACGTTATCCGTACTGTTATTAGCCATATTTGTATTGTCATTATTGTTGTTCGTGTTTTCATCAGGGTAGTAAATCCATATAAAAGTATATAAATTTATTTATTATAATTGCAATAATGAGATCCAAAGAAATTCTCAAATTACTTAAAGTTTCAAGAGTTACTTTATCATCTTACGTTAAATCTG